CTCTGAGTTACAGCGGCACAAACTGGTCAGACTGTGAGTGTGTTCTGAATAACAAAACAGCAAGAGTTGCTGTAGTTTTCAGCAGCTATATTCCAGAAACATATAAAGGATTCGTTGTAGTAAATGGAGATCTAGACGACTACAGATTCCTAGATAAGAAGGGGTGTATTGTTGGACTCAAGTACAAGAGCACTGGAAAAAGCAATGACCTGATTGTAAGCGGCTGCGATGACCTTAAGTTTGTGGTAAGAAACTAGTTTCTAGGGTAAACAAAAATGGAAAAACTGCGCCAAAACTGCGACGAAAGTGCGGAGTTTATCTCTAAGTTCAAATCCGGAGATCCTGAGGCGTTCAACCAATTTTGTGATAAATATAAGAATGTCATAATAATGGCTGTTTCTAGTAGGTGTCTAAAATCTGATAGAGACGACATCGTTCAGGAAAGCCTGATGAAATGCTTTAGAATGAAAGATAAATACGATAGCGATAAATCTAGATTAGCAACCTGGGTTTCGATGATCGCAAAATCTGTGGCAATGGACCTATTCAGACGCAAGAAGTGCAGACCAGCGCTAGCCATAAGTCCAGACCATCATAACACTGAAGCAAAAATCGACATAAACATCCTAGTAAGGATTAAGGGTTTGGAGTTTCTAGATGAGTCAGATATCGAACTTCTCAGGTTCAAATATATTGAAGGTATGAAGTTCAGGCATGTCTCTGAGGCTACTGGTTTACCAGAAGGAACTGTAAGATCTAAGCTTTATAGAGCCACGGCAAAGATAAGAGAAAGGATCTCTAGTGCAGAAAATGCCAAAGTACATTCAGACGATTGAGACTGTCATAGACTTTTGGATATCCAATACCCCAAAGTTTATGCAGCCAAAGTTTGTTTGGAACATCTATTACTTCGTACTAGACAAAGCATGAGACAAGACTTTCTAGATAGGCTGCTCAACATGTCTATGGCTTTGATACCAGAGATTGACTCGGATTCAAAACACGTATCCTTTGTAGTAAGGAAAAATAAGATTCTTGGGTTCGGTGTAAACAAAAGCATGCAAACCCATCCTTTGGCAAGCAAGCTTAATTGCAGATTTGGAACAATACACTCTGAGCTTTCAGCAATACTCAGAGCAAAGAAGATGTCGGATTTTGACAACGCCACGCTTGTAAATATAAGATTGAGTGCTGCATCAATGAGGACTGGAGTTCCTATTTTGAGGAACTCAAGACCTTGTCCGTCTTGTCAGAAGCTAATTCTAGCCAATCCAGAGATAAAAGAAGTTATCTACACAACAGATAGCGGATGGAGGCACTATGATTGAAGAGATTGTTATTTATGTAGACTATATCGGGGCTTCTAAATACGGTGTTTTTGTGGATGATCCAATCAAGGAAAATCCAGACGCCGTCCATAAAACAGTAGACGCAAGCCTCTCCTACATAGCGGACAAATTCGGCATTGATACTCATGTTGAAATCTCTCATTGCGCAGAGATTATCTTCAAGCTTGAGAGAAACCTAGACATGGACGAGAATCTGTCATGAGCAAACAATTCTTTGAAACTCTTACAACTGAAGTTTGTGGAAATGTAAGAGTTGGCGTTTACAGGAATCTTCACAACGACCACTTTAGCGTAATCAACCCAAAAACAAGAACTGTCATTTATCACGCAAATAACATTGTTTTAAGTGATGTTGTTTTTCATGTAAGAACTGGCGGCTGGAAGAACGTCTTTGAAACAGGGATAAAGAATGTACACGCATTTGTTTACGGCACTGTTTGCAAAGACAGGTTAGATCTTGAAAAAGACCTTAAAATTGTTACCTACAGACCAAAAGTTTCTATGTTTTTCTTTTGTCCTCAAATATCAGAAGAACCAGAAAATTCAAAGATATTTTCAAGTGAATACGCCAAAATGATTAACGGAAAGATTATTATGGCTAAAATATAAAGTGACCGCTATAAGAGCAGCTGGTTGTTGTTGTGGAAAAGGCAATGTTGGAATATTTTGCCCAAACGATACAATTTTTAGACAAACTGTTAGTCCTGCTTTAGGTGTTCACACTCTTGAGCGTATATATCAATATATATATGATGATAGAAAAAAGGGGAAGGTAGTTAGAATAGATTCAGAAGCGACCCTTATGGGTTGCGATGTTGCTTTTTTCGGAGTTTTAACTGGGGCTAACTCGACAACAAACGCTGCCTCAGCTAAACTTGTATTTACGCCAGGCACAGGAACAACATCAACAGGATCGACTGGTAATGGTCTTGTTAGGTATCTCTCACCATGGTGGTCATCACCTTCTCTATCAGAAGCCTTAAGTAAATTCGTAGCAAAAGGAGGCAAGTTAGTGCTGCTTGGCGACGGTCCAGGAGTCAACGCCACGCCAGCATTTAGGGCTGCCGCTGTTACCGAGTGTAATTCAATATTAGTAGCCGCAAATAACAATAACAATGCTTCAACTTGCGTACAGTTTATCAATCCTCCAGCTTGTACTAATTGTTTCGGAGAATGTTCTTGTGCATCTCCAAAATGCGCAAAAGGAACAGCTCTTAGACAAGTTCTTCCAAACACGCCTTTTTCTTACTACCCAAACAATGGTATCTGGACAGACCCAGAAGGAAGTGGTACGTACTTAGCATTTTTCTACCCTGGAAGCAGCAATGAATTTCAGCTTTTGACTGGTGGCATTTCATATTTTTCAGCAAATTCTTGCGGTGGTGGATTACTAGGAACATATTATCCAGCTGCGTATTCACAGCTTTCTGGTGGTTATCACATAGTTATTTCTGATGTTAACTGTGTTCTCACATCACCAGTATCTATAGCTATGTTTTCTCAATTAGATCCAGATGATGGTGGATGCCCAGGAACTAATCAAGTTCCTGCAACAATTAATGCTGCTTGCAATCCAAATGGTATGTTCACTGGTCTAAATTTTTTAGATATAAACTTACCATTCTTATGGACATTGGCTCAGCCTTGTACAACATGTTAACATTATGGAAGAAAATAAATTTACAATAAACAAAGCCACAGAACTGCTGCAATCATTCTCAGGTTTAATGAAAGATGGTTGCGTATCTAGAGATGTTTACAACGAAAGAAGAAAGCTTTGTGAATCATGTGATCAAAACAACATAAATCAAAGCACAAAGAAACACTTCTGCGGAGGGTGCGGGTGCGGGGCTAGGCCTATGGCCGCACTTTACATAGAAGGCGTTCCTGTTGAGGAAGACCACAGTGTTAGACTATGGATGCCAAAATCAAACTGCCCAAAGAATCTACATAAAGATGAGCGCGGCACTGGAAGCTTTAAAGAGGTTGGTGGTAGAATGAAACAACTAAAGGAGTTCACCCTCTCGACACTTGCTGAATCAATAGGAGCGTCTAGGAAGGACGACCCCCTTACGCCAGTTAATCAGACTATAGAAATAGTCGAGTCTGTCTCTGTTGACGAGAACGAGCTTGATGAGCTTGCAGACATAATGGCTCCAGAAATCGAAAAAATCTCAGGCTCTGCAGCCTACAATGATTCGAAGGAAACAGCAAATGAAAAACACGATACACATTCCGGTAACAAGCAGCAATCAGATTGATCAAGTTAGAATGATAGTTAGAGCTATCACTAACGGCACAAATCAAAACTACAGAGTTAGAGAACGAAAGAATCGCAAGGGGCGCTATCTAAGCGTCTCAATTGACAAGAACCGCTGAAATGTACAGACTATTCATCGACTATCCAATCAATGCCTCCTCGACAGAGGAGGCTGTTCTTATCGCACGAAAGATTATTGAAGGAACTGTTGTTTCAGAAGATAACAAGTCCTTCATGCTGTCTTCTGGTATTGATCAGATCAATTACAGGCTTGGTCATGACGAGGACAGGCAGAATAGAAATTATCTTGTTATGACAGAATCGGGACACGGCTCCACGAAAAAAACCAAAGTTTTCTTGGAGAAAAAGGTAACAGAAGACGTATAATAAGATGTAAGCGCTGTGGGCGGAGAGTTTCGCAGACCGACTTATAATCGGTTCAACAAGGGGCAGCACCTTGACGGCGCATTTGGTTGCGAGTGTAGCTCAGCTGGTAGAGCCTTGGTTTTCCAAACCAATTGTCGCGGGTTCAAGTCCCGCCATTCGCTTTAAGAGATCGCGTTGATCTCTACTAGACACAGAAGGTTTTAGCTTTTAAGTAGATTATTCTACAGAATAAAGGTGAGGACGGACGACGCACTTCTGTGTTTAGATGGCTTCCTAGTCCAAAGGCAGAGACAGAAGACTTAAAATCTTCACAGTGTGGGTTCGAGTCCCACGGAAGCTACTGTTAGAAATCCCAGTCAACGGAGGGGCGCGCACTCCGTAGAAGAACGCGATTAAGCAAAAAATCGAACTCGTCGCAAGGGTTCGCAGAGGGATGCGGGCAATCTGTAGAAGAACGCAAAAGGGCGAATGGTATAAAGGACGTGTGAGCCTCTTAGGGTATTACCCACGGTTACCGTGGAATGTGGGTTCGAATCCCACTTCGCCATTTCGAATCTAGGTTAGTGTTTAACCTAGGTAGCGTGTGCCAAAATCTGTATAGGAATGGCAAAAAGCCAAAAGAACCTGTACTTACAATGTAACTAAAGTTATAAAGGAAAACTCCTCCGAGTAACCTTTGGCAACACGCTATATTTTAGCTCTCTTAGCTCAGTTGGTAGAGCATTCGGCTTTTAACCGATAGGTCGTAGGTTCGATCCCTACAGGGAGCATTAAAGGAGTAAGTTATGAAATTCAAGAAAATCGAAACAAACAAAACAACACCTTCTGAGATTACAGAAAAAGACTTCAAAATGATTCGTGTAACAATTAACTTTCCAGTACACAAGTCTTTTGGTCTTCATGACATCTTATCAGAACTAGAAGGAATCGTTTCTGCCTATCCTCCAGAAAGGAATAGAGAAGAATTTATGGTCATTGAAGAATCTGAAGTGACAAAGGAAGATCTCTCAAAATGGGTATCAACAAGTAAAACAACATCTGGCTGGGTTTGCTATAACCTAGACTCAGACAAAGAATATGAGATTGGAAAAATTTTCAAGAAGTCTTCGCGGCCGAGTGGGAAACGGCGGAGTTGACAAGACTTGCTCTTGCGTAAAACGATTTATTAAATTAATCGACAAAGCAAATAAACTAGTTCGAATCTAGTCGAAGACTATAAAGGAAACAAAATGGATATTTCAGAATTACTAATAAGCCTATCTTTTAAATCAAACTTAAACGAATTTCCACAAGCAAGACTAGCTGTCCACAATTCTGCTACCGTGAGATCTGAAGATCTAAACGAGCAAATTTTAATTGGGCCTGCGTTCATTAATATTCAAGAATCTGAAAAGGGATACACCCTAAATCTCGCAAATTCTTTTGAGTGTCCTTTGTATTTTGTTTTAGACCTCAATATGAAAACTGACTCAGAGCCAAAGAGGGTCCGAATTCAAATTCCAGAAAGCGTCAAACAACAAATAGATGAACAGAATAAATCTGTTCAAGATACGGCGTCTATTAATTACGTAAAATGTCAAAACGAGTTTTCTTTTGATGGAACGCAACTAGATACTGTTAAAAGTACAGAAAAATACGTTGATCTTATTTGGGATGGAAGAAAAACATCCACACCTTATATGAAGCATCGTATAGTAACTAAAATAGATACTAACGATAATATCGCCTTTAAGGTTGATTTTTTCGATATTACCGATATAAATATGGATGGCCAAACAGACAAAAAAGACGCAGAAATCTGTATAGCTAGTTGGAATACAGCTGAAGGCGATGTAAATTTAGATGGAACTACTGACTCTCAAGATGTATCAATTATAATGAGTCGATGGGAAACGCATGAATGAAGATATTAAATCTGGAGCAAAAACTAGTGAATTTTGGGTATCATTGGCTCCTTTAATTTTGAGCTTTTCAAAAATCTCAGAAGAAAACACAGAGAACTCAAAGTATATAATGATATGCGGCTGCATTTTGGGATGCTTTTATATAGCTAGCAGAACGGCAATAAAAATAAATGTTAGACGAACAAAAAATAAAGAAGAGATACAGGTCGGCTATCAAAGTAATCAATGAAGTAATAAAACATAAAAATATCAAATCAATAAAAGCAGAGGAAGTTGTAAACACAGCATATATAGCACTTGCTTCTACTGGTAAGGATATTAAATATCTTACAAACAAAAGCAAGTTCGTGCTTGTCGATATAATAAGATCAGAGTGCGGTAGAAGTGGGTCTAAAAGATCAGAAGCAAATAAGAATACAGTTTCAATAAGCGATTTTGATTTGCTAGCGTCGAAAACATATCATGACAATAAACTCAACGAAGATGAAACAAACTTTTTAAGGGTAGAATACCAGCTTTCGGAAAATGAATTCAAGATTCTATCAATGCGTAATTTAGATATGACGTTTAAAGATATTTCTAAAGTTGTTGGTCTTAGCGAATCTAGAATTTGTCAAATATCACACAGTTTAGCTGATAGAGTTATTAAGATGAGAAAGGCGAATAAATGAAAAAGGTAATGACCACTGGTGAAGTTGCAAATCTTTTTTCCGTTTCTGCGAGAACCATCTCTAAATGGGGTGATTCTGGAAAACTTAAGCAATGGAAAGTAAATAACGACAGAAGGTTTAATACTTCAGATGTTGTAAAATTTGCAATTGATAATGGCATGGAGTCTTTAGTCTCAGACCTTCATATTGTTGAGCCTACAAAAAGTTCATCATCAAAAGATTTTCATAAAGACTATTTAAATCTATTGTCGAAAATCAAGAGTTTAATAAATACTGGGAAATTTTGCCTTGAAGATAAGACATATAAAATTTCAATTGATAATAAGAACGATGTTATTCAATCAATTGAATTGATGGAAAAAACAATTCAAAAATATAATTGATAGTGTATATCAAATAGCCGAAGGCCGATTATCGGGTGGACCCTTAGGATCGTCAAAGTCCACGGAGTCATTAACCCCTTCGGCCTTTTCTATTTTATAGTAATAACTAGAATCTTCTCCCGATATAACCCATCTGTCGCTGACGCTTTCTGTTTTATATACTTTTGTATCAACCTTGTAATCTGGCTTTTCTGGAAAAGGCTTTGTCGTGAAAGACATGTCTCTCCAGAATATTCTATTATTTGGTTGTAATGTATAGCAACCGTTGTCTAGCTCAATCATATGCAAGCACTTGTACTGTGTAGGCTCATCTGAAAAAGAGTTTCTATACCAATCGAAAGTCATCATATAAGAACCCCAGTGTTCAGACCCGTCTTTAAACACGATCTTACATCTCATCTCCGAAAGATATTCGTATTCAATGACTGTCACATTTTCGCTGTAGCAGTCCCAAAGTTGAAGGAAATCCAACGGCATTTCATCTGCGTCATCACAAGAAGCTAGCATGTGAATAGGAACCCTGCTGCGAAGAGTTCCATTGTCCAACATAACATTAAAAAGAAGCGCTCTTCCAGCATTTGATTGTGCTGAAAAAACACAAACTTTCTCAAACCCATCTATTGATTCGTCTCCTCCGTACAGATGGCGCTTTCTAAGCAGGCAATAGAAGTGCGGAATGTTTACATTTAACTTAGGCACAAAAATGAATACACCTAAAGAAACTAGAAATATCATAAATCATTACTGGTATTGGGAACATGAAGCAATTCGTGCTGATCTAGATACCAAAAGGCATAATTTTTCTGTGCTATGCTGCAACCTAGGGCAAGACTTTAATATAAGCAGCATCATCAGAAACACTGGCGCCTTTCTACCCAAAGAGGTTATTATTTGGGGTTCCAAGCAGTATGATAGGCGTGGCACTGTCGGAACTCATAAATATATCCATGTAAAGCATTTTAAAGAAGAGTCTCTAGAAGAAATGCTGAAATACTTTGCTGGCTCTAAAATAGTCGGAATAGATAATGTTTCTAGCGCAGTAAACATAAAAAATTACGAATGGCCAAAAGAACATTTTGTGATGGCTTTCGGCCAAGAACAGATTGGCCTAGACCAAAATATTATAAACGCATGTTCTGATGTAGTTTATATTCCTCAAGTTGGTAGTGTGAGGAGTTTGAATGTAGCTTGCGCAAGCGCCATTACTATGTATGATTACTATGTAAAACTTGACAGTTAGGTGTATACAATATCATGTATAGGATCAGAGTCTTTAATCAAGACGGAACTCTTGGAGGATTTTATTCAGAAAAAGGAATAGTTTCTAGTCCAGACTTGGCTAAGACATATTCCACTGACTCAGAATATCAAAAAGACTTAACTGCGGCCTTTTTCGCTAGCGGTGGATTAAAGTTCCCAAAAGTTAATTACGGAGTTTCTTCTGTGCCACTAGCCGACGCAGAAAAAACTAGATATGACAGTTTTGTTTCATCTATTGCTTCTCCAAAAACTATATCATACGATATAAACAGGCAAAACTCCTACCTTCCCCCTTTTGAAGACAAACCTTCTAGATCGCAGCTAGACGAGCCTATTTTCGTTCCTTCAATAGCCGATATTGATATAAATGGCGGCGATCTATCTCAAGACCAGGATCTAGATATTGACGGCGGTGGTGCGTAGTGTCAATATATAAGATAAGAGCTAGAAGAGACTTGGCCGCGACCTGGACTTCTAAAAATCCAGTTCTAGGCCTTGGCGAAATAGGTTTCGAAACTGATACAAGAAAACTAAAGATCGGTGACGGCTCTTCTTCTTGGACAGTGCTTGATTATGTTGCTTATGATGTTGGTGCTCATAACCAAGATATATCTACAGTTAACGGACTTCAGGCAGCTCTTAACGCTAAAGCTAATTCATCGCACACACACTCAATCTCTGACGTTTCTAATCTTCAAAATACGATAAACAATCTTTCGCCATTAGTCCATAGCCACTACATATCTGATGTAACAAATCTTCAAGCATCCCTAGATAATAAGTCAGATGTTGGACACGTGCATTCCATATCTGATGTTTCGGCTTTGCAAATAGCACTAGACTCAAAAGCAGATGTTGCACACACTCATGCATACACTCATATAGGCGCTCCAGGAATAGACAGAAGTGTTCTTTATAACTTCTCTGGTGGAATAGACTCTTCTTCTGGATTTCTTTACGACTACAACACAAGCCATCTAATAGTTTCTGGAATAATAGAGGCTAGCGGTTCAGTTGTGGCCCCGCATTTTCAAGGTGGTCTTTTAGGGGCTGTTCAGTGTCCAGTCAAAAACACAAGCGGTGGAGCTATAGGAAAAGGCGTTCCAGTTTACATAACTGGAACTGTAGGCGCAACAACAACCCTAGAAATAGCAATAGCTAGGGCTGATGATCCTACAAAAATGCCAGCTCTAGGTCTTTTGGAAGCAGAACTTTCCGCAAATGCCACAGGACACGCCACTATACTTGGAACCCTTTCAAATTTAGACACTTCAGTATTTTCCGTTGGCAACACGGTCTATGTTGGTCCTACTGGCGGCTTAGTAAACACTAGACCAACTGGCGTAAGCATACTAGTACAAAATATTGGCAGGGTCGGAAGAGTAAACTCAAACAACGGTGAAATAATAGTAACAGGACCAGGAAGAACCAACGATGTTCCTAACAATATTACGCTAGACAGTCTTTCAGATGTAACATCTAGCGGGGCGGCTAGCGGCCAAGTCTTACTGTATAACGGTTCTTACTGGTCTTATGGAAATGTGTCTTCTTCAGGACCCGGTGGTTCTGACACTCAGGTACAGTTCAATGACGGTGGCAATCTAGGCGGTGACTCTGGTCTTACATACAATAAGACAACAGACTCTCTTACTATAACTGGAGATCTTGCAGTAAATGGCGGTGACATTACGACCACAAGTGCCACAGGATCTTTATATAATAATACAGCAACAACAATCAATATTGGTACACAGGCAGCAATTACTACAAATATAGGTAAAAATGAAAGTGGATCGTCGGTAAGTCTTTTTGGTGGAAATATCCAATTTTTAAAAGTGGATACTGGTTCAGCGGTTCATTCCTATATTTTTGATGGTTCTTCTGATGGAATGTGGATACAATCTAATGCTCTTGGCGGTCCTATAGAAATAGGTGATCCAGAAGGATTTAGTAACACCACAAGAATAATTGTAACACCAGATTTCGACGCTATTCAGTTTTATTTTGCTGGGGGTGCTTACACATTCCCAAATGCCGATGGTAGCAATGGACAAGTTCTAACAACAGACGGGGCTGGTCTTTTATCGTGGGCAACCGCAAGTGTTGGAACAAAAACATACTCAGTATTCACTCCATTAGACAACCAACCACCAGCGTCCAACTACGCTACAGTTGATACTCGTAACTCAATAATGGTTCTTGAGTTTGATGCTGCTACCGACGAATCTGCTGTATTTGTTGGTGTTATTCCAGAAGCAGCCTCTCTTGGTAGTGGACTCAAAGTTAGAATACACTGGATGGCAGATACTGCAACATCTGGAACTTGTAGATGGGGAGTTCAGATTGAAAGAATGAACACTGATGAAGATTCAGATTCGTTTGATACTGCTACTACTGCTGGATCTACAACTAATGGTACTTCTGGTATTATAACAACAACAGAAATTACAATTACTACAATAGACTCTGTTGCTGCTGGTGAACCATTCAGACTCAAAGTATACCGTGATGCTGACGGAACTTCGGGAACCGACGACATGACGGGTGATGCTCAACTCGTTGCCGTTGAGGTAAGGAGTGCGTCGTAATGGCGTATGAATTTTTCAATTCTAGTGGACTGAATCAGACAGACTACATTCAAGGAACGGCATCCTTATTTACTTATCCATTCACAATAAATTTTTGGTTTTATCCGACATGGACAACCGGTGGAACTTTACAGATGTTTGTTTTACACAATACTACAGACAGTCAAAGACATATTATACAAATAAACACAAGTACCACTAGACTTGCATATAACGCATTTACGACAGCAAATGCTGTTGCAGCGACAACTGATGGTTACACCCCAAACGCATGGAATATGGCAACCGCTGTAGGCACATCATCAACAAGTAGAACCATCTATGTGAATGGCGGTGGTGCTGGCAGCAACAACATCGCAAGGGCAATAACAACTCCAACTAAATGGTTAGTTGCTGCTAATTACAATACAAGCAATTCACCTCCAGAATCACCCATTTATGATGGTAGAATCTGTGAAATTGGAATATGGAATGTTGCATTGGGAGCAGCAGATATCGCATCCCTTTATAAGGGAACAAAATCACCGTCGATAAAACCTCAAAATCTCAAAGTTTATGTTCCTCTGATAAGAGACATTAAGGACGAGCGTGAGGCGACAACTGCTATATCTAGCACCATTTCTGACACCACAATAGTAGAACATGTAAGGAGATATGGATGAGTGTTTATGCACATGTTTACAACAACGAAATAATTGAGTTCAAAGAAATAGATGACGCTCTGTATCAGTCATGGGTTTCTTCGGACAATCCAAAGAAAGACACATACAGAATTGTTCTATATGCAAATCAACCTAATGTTTCTTCAACAGAAACGGTAGATGAATCTTTTACGATTAATATAGATTCTGTTCAACAGGTTTGGACTGTGCGAAACAAGACAGCTGATGAACTCAGAAAGACATGGACTGCCTATGAGTTTCTTTTGAGGTTTACATCAGCAGAACGAACGGCGTATCGTGCTGCTGCTCAGACAGATGACTTAATCGCTGATTTTATGTCGCTAGCCCAAGCAGCTCAAGAAATAATTTCAGACGATCCTACTACAATACAGGGGATGAATTATCTTGTATCTGTTGGTTTGTTGACTCAGCAAAGACGAGATGAAATTTTGTCTTAAATGAAGCAAAAACTTTTTATATCAGACCTTCACATAGCATCCAACAAATGCAAAGCAAAACTCTTATCTGAATTTATTAAAAAAGATGAGAGTTCTTGTATTTACTTGGTAGGTGATATCATTGATATTTGGCGTTTCAATCAGGCATTCAAGATGGATATTGAAACACAGACCCATCATGTAGATTGTATCCGTCGCTTACTCAAGAAATCAAAACATGGAGAAGTCCATTATATTTGGGGAAACCATGACGAGTTCATGCACCGTTTCTCTGAATCAAAATCTTTCGGTGGAGTTCATCTCCATGAAAGGTGTGATTATGTAGCATCAGATGGTCGCCGTTATCTTGTTCTTCATGGGCATCAATTTGATCTTGTTTGCAAATATAAGATTGGAACATTCTTATCAAAGATTGGTGATTTTGGTTATGAGTGGTTAATTGATATTAATGAATGGTATAACTGGGTACGCAGAAAGATGGGGCTTCAATATTCTTCTCTTTCCAAATATGTGAAAGTAAAGTTTAAGAAGGCAACAATGTTCATTGGAAACTTTGAAAAGCACCTTTCAGAATACGCAGAGAAGCATGGATATGACGGAGTCATTTGCGGTCATATTCATGAACCAGCCGATAAGATGATTGGTAAGATTCATTATCTTAACTGCGGTTGTTGGACTGATGAGGCAAATCTCAACTATCTGATTGACAAAGGTGATGGAAGTGGCATAATTCTATGCAGACACGAAAGATAAATTACTTTATTGAAGACTATGTTTTTATCCCCTAGTATATGTGTTGTTGTGTGTTGGAGCACTAGCAGCATTTGTATTTTTAAAGTGTGTGATTTTATTGAATTTTTACTAAATCTTGGAAAAAAGAAATAAAAATAAAATGCCTATTAGAAATCTTGGATACGCCTGTCAAAATCTAACTATCAATGACAACAAAACTAAAAATGAAAAGGTGCTTACTGACAGGACTTGCCGTCTTGCTAACTTTAATCTTGATGTCGCTAGCGAGCTGATAAAAAGAAACACAAAAGATCTAATTTCTATTATGAAATGGAACTCTGAAAACAACGTAAAGTTCTTCAGGGTGAGCAGCAATCTATTCCCTTTTTACGATCACTCAGAGATTGGATATAAAATCGAGCAACTCAAAGACAAGGAAGAGATAATTGAAAATATGATGTTGGCTGGTGCATTAGCAAAAACCTACGGCATCAGATTATCCTGCCACCCTGGGCCTTACACATGTCTAGCATCAAAAGATCCTGATGTCTGTATCAAAAGCATAAAGTCTGTCGAGATGCACTACGAGATAGGACAAATGCTAGGAGCTGAAAATTTCTGCATAAATTTTCACATAGGCGGCGCCTACCTAGACAAGACAGACACTGCAAAAAGATTCTGTAAAAACTTCATGTTACTAGACTCTAGCGTAAGAGATCAAGTGACGATAGAGAATGACGATAAACCAGGAATGTGGTCGGTAACAGAGCTTTATGAAAAAATCTATTCGGAATGCGGCGTCAAACTTGTTCTTGACGTGCATCACCATAAATTTAGAAACGACGAATCTATTGAGCAAGCTGCCAGTCTATGCTTTTCTACTTGGCAAAAAGAAACTCCTAAGATTCACTATTCTGAGTCTGCTGAAGGAAAAATGCCGCAAGCACACTCGGATTTCATAGAATTTCGCATACCAAACGTAAGCGAAAGCGTATATTACGATGTGATGATTGAAGCAAAAGCAAAAGACAAAGCACTTATAAAGAATAGAAGCACTTATGTATATTAATATTGAAATACCAAGAGCGTCAAACGCAGAATCTTTAAATAAAATAACAGCAGCTCTAAACACTGAGCCATTTTTGCACGAAAGCATGTCTTGTGGTTACAACACGATAAACGTATCCTATCAGTGTTCTAAGAACGAATATCTTAAGATAAAGAACCACTGGAAGAATATAATTCCACACTGCCTAGTTGTGGCCGTTTAAAAAATTACTCCCGTAGCTCAGTTGGATAGAGCAACGGATTTCTAATCCGTTGGTCAGAGGTTCGAGTCCTCTCGGGAGTGTTATGGCAAAGCCAGACTTTAAATCAATGAGCGATGATGACGCAAAGTCTTTCATTGCCAATCATATAAAAAAACGTTTTACTAAAAACGGGCCTATAATCGGAAAGCTTCCAAGGGATCAAAGAGAAGACGCGATAAGTGAAGTTTTCATAGATCTATGGAATAACAGATTCAACTATGACCCATCAAAGGCTGATTTTACAACCTATGCCTACAACAGGGGTCGAGGTGTTGTTAAATCTATGCTTCAAAACTATATAAAGATATCTAGAGTAAGGGATAGGATTTCTTCTCAGAAAAGAAAACCATTCTATGAATCTGAGTCTAATATAGAAGCTATAGAGTCGTTTAATATCCTAGTCTCAATCCTAACAAAGGAGGAGTTTGAGATTCTTAAAATGAGATTTATAGATTCAATTGATGTGGTTGATATCTCTAAAAAATTGAATTTAAACCCTCAAAAGATATACTCTATGATAAGAGAGGCTAAAATGAAGTGTATAGAAAACAAATGGAATATAAATATATAGCTAGAACAAGACTAAATAAAGACTACAAGCAGATCATGTCTGCTTTTAGTGCCATATGTACACAGCTAGAATTTGGCGATGTTTCAAATAAAGAAAAGATTCCTCTTTTTGCTTCGTATTACACTCTCGTGTTTTTAAAGGCTGGCGATATTCCACCAATAGTCTACGCTATAGACGCCTACCTAGCTAAAAATCCAGAATTTGCTCTAGACGAAAACGATCTAGATCTAGCTGCTGAGATAATAACAGAAAATCACATACACGAACTTAAAACAGAGGGTTTAATAACGATTAAACAAGCAAGCTCTGGCGTATACGAAATTTTCCTCACAGAAAAAGGCAAATCCGACTCTAAAGCTCAAGGCAAAGATATCAGGCTTATATGAAATCATCCATCCTTTCATCCTTCTTCTTTCTACAACTAGTAGAGAACTTTAAGAAATCCAATGTTAAACTAGCGAGACAACCAAAGGTAGATGTTATTGACGGATCTGAACTAAATGCTATAATGAAAGTTTTTTCTCCTGTTTATACGATAATGGAGACTCAGGCGTATGGGCTTCCGATTTGCGAAGAAGATCTTGACACTAGCGCAGCTTTGGTTTCGGCTTTCTCTTGGCACTACTGCCTAGGGATAACCGATCCTTACATTATCACACAGATTATGTGGGAGGCCTATAGCAACGGAGATCTTTCTTTGTACAGCAAGCACTATAAAAAGATTTCAAATACAACAAGCATAATCCTCTCTGAAATGAGAGCAAAATGCGGCAAGAATGCATAAGACAAATGTAAAAGGAAAATCTTCAGAAGTATTGTTTGAGCTTATGTGCGTGAACATGGGTTTCCATTGCTGTAAGCCTATATTTGATTTCATGAAGTATGACTACATAACAGACTTTGGGGAAGGTTTTAAAAAAGTACAAATAAAAAGTTTTTATTTAGACGAGAAAATCGGAGAATATAGATGCGACCTGCGTAGAAATAACAAGAAGCGCGGTAGCAAGATTAGGTATTTAGACGGCGACTTCGATATTTTGGCCGCTTGCGTATCACCAAATAAGTGGTTGGTCGTTCCCTGGGAAAGCATCAAGGAAAAAACAGAGATAAGACTTTCGGACAGGAGAGTACACGATGGGACAGCTAAGCTTATCACGTTTCAAATATAGAAGCTACGAAGAATGCATTTCTGATTTAGAATCAAGGAAAAATCTCAATATATCTTCAGAGTATATCCTTTCATTTTCGCCGCTTCTAATCGCTGGCAAAATTAAATGCTACGTAATGTATAACGAGAAAGAAGAAATTTGCGATTCTTTATGTACAAAATGCTTAAGTCGCACTGGACTCTCTCCGATATATAATGGAAAATATGTCTATCCTCTTTGCAGGCTGTGTATGCTTGACCTAGAGCATTTAGATAACTCAGACAAAAGGAACGTAAAAATGACGAAGAACAAGAAGAACAACGTGTCAGAGACAACAATTGACTGGACCGATTTTGAAAAGTCAGTCAATGAGCGAACCGCAAAGCTAGTAAAGCTTGCTGAAAAGTACAACCTTTATCCAGCAGATATGAAGCAAGCAATCATCGATAAGTATGGAAAGGAAATCGCCTTCAAGAAGGGTCGTAACGGCGGTATTTTCTGGTCTGTATCAATGGTAACAACAAATGTTTGATTGGAACAAATCAAAAGTAATAGCTGTAGTTGGTCACACAGGAAGCGGAAAAACCGCTTCCTGTTATAACATTATGGATTCAATGAAAGGCAGGTCGAAGTACATAGTAGACCATCCGTTTCCAGAGGCTCTAACTGGCACTGGTATAGAGAATATTCCAAACGTTAATTTTGAGGACGTTTGCGACAGCGCCGTTTGGATTGACGAGCCTCAATTGATCTTCCCTAAAGGAGAAAAGAAAAGCAACGATGCTCTTATGATGATGTGCTCTTTGGCTCGTCAGCGCGATGTAACTCTAATGTTTTCAACAAGCGACACAAGATGGATAAACAGGGGCATGGAGTCTTATGTTGACACATGGCTTATCAAGAACCTAGACTTTAATCTAGTTAAGCAGGGAAGCATAACACAAAAAATCATCAAGCAAAAATACTATAACATCATGCCTAGCTCGTTCAGGCTTGAGAATTCAGAAGGTATTCTTTACAGTCCTAGTCAGCTAGAGCGACCAGTCAAGGTAAACATACCACTACCAAAGTATTGGTCGGAAAAACTAAGCAAGCCATATAAGTTTTCAACGCAAAAGATAAGTGAGGTGTTTGGAAATGTTTGTGAAAATAGTATCTAAGATAAATCACGACGGCAACCATTATTATGTAACTGTTGTTTCTCCAGAGAGCAAAATTCAACAGATCGCAACATCGGACCACCCCCTGATCGAGGGGATGACCTACAGGGCTAATCCAAAAATGCATTGGGTTAGCTATAGGGATTACGAGCCAGAGCTAGCGCATTTTAGAATATACGGAAGACAAATTCCAATGGAGCAAACCGCTTGATAAAGCTAAGTATAGAAATCAACGAGTCTGAAAATTGCGTGGAAGTAACTCTTCCAGAAAAAGAGCCGTCTATTGACGCGATAATAAAAACCGTTATGATATGTCAATTTGATCATAAGGCGACAGATTCGCTTAATTCTCAGATTAAAAAAACATATGGTGAAGAGTACCACTCTAAGGTTATAAACTCAATGTCAGAAATAGTTAATAGTTTCCGAGAGCTTGTTCAAAACTCTCTAGCTCTAGACCCTGAGGCGCCAGCAACGCCTGTTGTTTTTCTTTCACCAAGGATGCAAAAATGAAAAAGGTAGACTGGACAAAAGAGCCTGAGATACGTTGGGAAAAGAAAATATGCCCAGTTTGCAGGGAGCCTACTGGCGAGTCTAGCATGTGCTACAACATGTTAGATAGATCTGGAGATATTCTTGGCGGCCCAGACGAAATAGACGCAAAAACTATAGAGGTAAACGGTGAGATATTTCCTTTGTTTTCACAACAGTGCTATTATAGAACAAATAATGACTACTGGGTTTTTTTCAATTATCCGGTTTCTGTAGCTTTAGCAAATGTTATTGCCGAAACCGAAGGTGTAGAATCGGTAATTATAAGATCACCGTATAAAATAACCGTAACAATCGGTGAACAATTTGATGATACCCAAGTCAGATCTTCAATCAATAAAAAATATCGTGAGTTCATAAATGGGATTAGAAAGCAAAAAATTTGATGTGCTAGACAACGGATTTGTTAGATACATAGACCATATGGGTTCTGATCTAACTGTTGTTAACTCCGCTAGAGTTTCTTTCAGCAAAGAAAGTTCTTGGGAGAAGTCGGAAAATAATGCGACAGGATTGTGTCTTTCTGAAAAAGACAAAAAGCTAGTTAAATATCTAGCAGATCACAAGCACTGGACGCCATTTGCGCATCCGCAGATTTCTCTTCATTTTAAGGCGCCCATATTCATAAGAACTCAACTTTTTAAGCATAAAGTTGGATTTGTTGAAAATGAAATATCAAGAAGGTATGTAAAAGAAAAACCCGAATTTTATGTTCCTTTTTGGAGATCTGCGCCTACAAATGGGGCTAAACAAGGAAGTTCTGCCCCAATGAAGTATACAGAACATATAACTGGTTACTATCAAAATATTTGTGATGATGCTGTCGATCTATACCTTCATCTGATGGAAGAAGGCGTTGCTCCTGAGCAGGCTAGATCGGTTTTGCCTCAGGGTACTTATACTGAATGGTATTGGACTGGAAGTCTAGCTGGCTATTCAAGAGTGTACAAACAAAGGGTTGATAGTGGCGCGCAATGGGAGGCTAGAATTTACGCCGAGACTATAGGAAAAATATTAAAAGAACTATTTCCAGTTAGTTGGGAGGCTTTAGTTGCCGACTGATATAAGAGATAGGATAATATGCACTGCTTTTTCAGCAATCGCTTCTGAGAAAGAAATAAGATCATCTATGGCTGTAGCCTCAGAACAAGACCTTAGGGGTTGTGTTTTGGACTTGTCATCAATAGTCCGCATGAAAAATGAAGCCTCTGAGCATAAAAACATATTTTTAGCAATAAATTTTCCTTTTTCTGGCGGAGACGAAGGATCTTGCCTGGAGCTAATTAAAAAAAGTTCTGAGTTTCCATTTGTTAAAAATATCTACGTATCTCTAGATAAATTTATTATACAGAAGCCAAACATAGGCGAGTTGAGGTCTTTTATACAAAAGACTTCAGTACTATACAAGCATGAAATAAACTATTGTTTAGAGTACTGTTGGCTAAAAAATAAAGAAACTGTAGATAAAGTTTGCTCTATATTAGAACCCTACGAAAGACACGGTCTAGTTATATCAACTTATTCAAAAAAACCAGACAAGCTTTCAGAAATAACCGCTATAGGCAAACATTTAAACTCTAACGGTTCTTGTAAATATTCTTATTTTGGCGCTATGCCATCAAAAAAAGAAGGCGTCGTAGAGATACTGAGTAGTGGATTTGCCTATTGCGCAATGCCAAGACAGTTTTTAGGACCACTGATTTAAGTATCACTTTTATTTGTGTATTTAATTCAGAGGTAAAAATGGCAACTACTGGAACAAACAACAACACACCCGCAGTCGTAAGAAGAGTTGGCGCTTCAAGCAATAAAAATACTATGACGTTTACTAGCGTGGCTCAAGGTCAGCTAGAAACTCCCGATGCTAGCGCAAACAAAACTACAGATAGCGTTATATCTAAAATTGATTACGCGCTTGGCGGATTAAGACAGGCGTCAAAACTTGGCGGAAAAAGAGACTTTACATTTATAACAACTGAAAAGGATTACAACCTTACAGGAACAGGAGCCACAAAAGTTCTTGATCAGTATGGTAGAGTTCTTGTTATAAACGGTGCAAATATTGAGGTTGAAAAAACCGCTGCTGGTCAGCCAAAGTTTTCGGCTACATCAACAACTTTCTCCGCAGACCTTGCGCCTGGAACAAAGTCTTACGAAGACAACAATGGCCTTGTGTACTATACAAAAATGACTGCTGGAAGCTCGGTAACAACACTAACAGTTGGAGATCAGCTAGCTAGCTGATAAATAAAATGTCCGTATCTGGAACACAATCAACAACTTATTCATTTCAAAAAGGCGGCGGCTCAATGGCGGTTTCTAGCGCTGTGTCGCTAGGCAACGATATTGTTTCTAACGAGGCAAATCCGCAAAACCTTTCTCTCGGTCAAAACGTGCCTAGAATACCAAAACTAGTAACCCCAGTTACTGGAACACAAGAGGTGTTTGATGTAAGACCAACAATGTTTGAAGATGACAACGAGGTATACTCGTTTTCATTTGCTGCGGCAGCAAATTGCGTAGATACACATGTAATGGTAGCGAATTACCAATACATAGTAGACTCGGTTAAAGCTAAATTCGTAACAGCTTCAACTTCTGGCACAATAGACGTTAAAATCTGTGATGACGGAGAAGCTCCCTCGGCAGGAACAAGCGTTCTATCTTCAACTATTTCAATATCTGGAACTGCTGATACGTCTGTTTCTGGTACACTAACCACAACAGAGGCGGACAGAAAAATATCGAAGGGACAGTCGATAGCCCTTGATTTTGGTGGAACAATCACAAACATAGCAGGATTAGTGGTCACTTTAGTTCTCAGAAGAGTTATAGCTCCTGGTAGAAATGAAAATTATTTAGAGTAATAAAATGAAAAAAGAAAAACTTTTAGCGTCTCTTAGAAGAGTAATAAAAGCCGCAGATGAGATTATGTCTCAAATGCCAGAAGACCAATCATACTCAGGGACTATGGTAAGTCAAGATGGCAGTTCTTCGAAAGTCATTGTAAAAAAAGCCGACTTTTCAAATGGAAGAATTAACTCATTAGTTCTTCAGGCATGTCCAGACGGCAAATGCCCACCATCAGAGTTCGAAGGTAGATGCTGCACTTTTGATCCAACTCTTGGTTGGAACTGCCAAGATGGAGTAATGGCTGGAGAGTGTGCTTCTCAAGGTGGAATATTTGAAGCAAATCTAAGTTGCGCAGATAAACCAGCATGTGGTGGAGGTGGTTTATTAGATAGTACTAATCAACAAACACCCATGCCAACCACAATGACGGAAATGTAAAATGAAAAAATTAGACAGTCTTCTAAAAAGACTTTCAGAGGCGCTCTCTGAGAGAATGGCTGTTGCTGAATCAACAGGAACAACTCCTGGGGACGGAGACAGTCCTAGAGATAAGTCTAATACATTTGGTGGTTGTATATTTCAAGTTGGTCCAGCTAGAGTTTATATGCCTGCATATTCTGAAGAAGAATGTGCTGGATTTGGTGGTGAATTCACATTAAGACAATGCAATGACGATACAGAGTTTTGTTATAGAGGACCACTAAATGAAGACAACAGATCTTCAGGATCTCAAATAGTTAAAGCTCAAGATTGCGATCTAAGGTTTAACAACCCTCCTCAACCACCATTCACAGATCCTGGCCCAATACCAGGTGGTTGGTACGGCGGTGGCAATACTTGTGGGGATCCTTATATAGGTTGGCACCCTGATTGTAAACTCTATTTTGATAACCCAGTTACAAAAAATAGTAAAGCAAAAGGCGTTAACGGTTTTGTTACCTTGCACAGTTGTGTTGACAAAGACGGTAATCCTGTTAAAATGCCAGAAGGCGAAGTTCCAATACCATTAATACCAGTGGTTATAGACACTAGAACGCTTCCATTATCACCAGAAGGAAGTAGATACCCGCCTCCTGGTACGCATCTAAAGCCTGGCCCAAGAGGATCCCCTTGGGACGGTGGTATATGGCGAGGATTTAGGCCAGTAGCTACTATAGCTAATCCTGAATTTATAAAATATATAAAAGAAAAAGTTCCTCAGTGCAAGCAGTATATTTGCGGCGGTTCACTTAATGGGTCAATAAGATTTGATAGATATATACAGAACAGAAGGATGCCTCCTTTTGGTGGCCTTATAGTCAACAGGTGTATTATGTCTAAATTTGGTCTTTGTGACGACGATGCAAAATTTGAAGATTACTTTGAGAGAACATTTCCAGAAATAATAGCTGGCGGCACAGGCATTAGAGATTGCGAAAAGTCTATATGCTCTCTTTTAGAGAAGTATATATCTGATATTGAGTCGGGCCAAGATAATATATATAATTGGGATTCTAATTACGGCCCAGAAATATTTGACCCAAGAACCATGTGTCCAATATTAACTGGTTTAGGAAATTTAAATCCAGCTCAAGAACAAATTAAAAATGCTTGCGCTGGAAGTATGAAGTTCTTGGCTAATTTGTTTAATATTTCTAAACCACAAGCTGGAAACCACCCAAGAGGCGGCGGCGCGGTAGACCCTGAAACCTGGAGTAAAGGTTGTTATAACTGTATGATATGGCTAAACCCAATAAATGGTCAATGGCTACCTGCAGATTTTCCTTGGCCTAAAGGTGATGGTGAACAGCTAGATGCCCTGTATCTTCTAGAAGAACAAGGCTTAGATATCTCTTGGTTTTGCGAGCAGGGATGCAATTTTGATGCTCTTTGCGGAATAGAGGTGCCGTGACAAATTTTAAAAATATTATAAATAAAAATATAAATAAATTTGTAATAAAAAATTTGCAAGAAAACAAAGTAATTGCGCAGTACAATAATGAGACGCTATACGCTTGGGGTAGCGATAAGATTGTTAGAGAATACAAAAAAATTATAAATAATTACTCAAACTTTGCAAATGAATTTTTCAGAACAGGTAGCCCAGATCCTTTATTTGAAATTACAACCTCTGGTACGAGTGTAGTTTTTAAGTTTTCTATTCCTGCCAATCTGCCAAACGCCCCTGTTGGAAAATACTGTAAACATTACTACTCTTTCTCTAGCACTGAATTTTTAAGTACATATAGAGGATTTGATCCTATTGAAATTGAAGCTCCAGAAAATTCTTTTTACATTATTGCTGGCAGAAAATCAAACAAAATTAAGATAAAAAAACAAGCAGTTTTAGACTCGAATAAAAAAGAAATATATATATCAGCGATTGTGGAGCTAGTTCCTCCAGCCCCATTTATTACTGGAGCGCCTTTTAGTGGATCAAATTATAGACCCCCAATATACATATTGCCTGATATGGTTTTTATCACTGGTAGTGATATAAATGCGCAAACATTAGAGGACTACATAAAGCAGCTTAAAGAAAAAATTGACAATTCAAGGCAGCAAATCCTTGATCGTCTAACAAAAGAAGACGTCATAGAATCCCTGTCAGAGTTAGAAGATAGCATAAAAAGACAAACCGAAAATATATCAGATAATATAGTAGTCTTACAAGATTTAGAATACACTTACGCAAAAGTCGCTGAATACATATACAGCAAGGGACTTGCGAGAGATTGGCTTATAGAACTATGGGACAGAACTACTTATGACTCATGGTGGGTTGGGTTGGGTTTACCCGGAACTGGTTCTGGTATTAACTGTACTAATGGAATAACAGCCTTGGCGGAAGCTGTAATGACCGCACTGAACTCTGAGATCAGAGATAAACCTTGCAACACTATTACTGACGAATTCCTTTTCAACAGATGGAAAGAACTAGCAGAAGAAATAGTTAGAACTCCAAGATTTATGGAATGGGAAGACTGCGAATAACTAAAATAGTGTGTGAAAAAAGCGGCAATATATACTATAATAAAACCAAATAAGCCCGACAGTCACATGTCGGGCGGTTTTGCAGCTATAAATACTATAGCAAAATCACTTGAGGACATAGGTTATTTAGTTCAAGTAATAACTCCAGAGGACGAGTTCATTGATTGCAAAAATTTTGACTTGTCCGTTTACGCCGATATATTTAATGACCCAGAAGGCTCAAAGTGGTTTGAAAACTATCAGTACTCTAGCTTTTTAGATTGCAAAAACTATTTAGTTGTTGAGTGCGCGTATACTGGCTGCACACCTAATCCTTACGGTCTTGGCGGCAAGGTTGATGGTGGTTCTTACGAACCAAACAAGATATCTGAATATATGTCAATGCTAATGAGCGGATCTAAACTTAACATATTCTTAAGTCCGCTTCACAGTCTAGAATTCTCAAAGTTTTTAGGCTTAACACCACCCAACATATATCACTTCTTTCAGCCAATAGACACAGAGCTTTTTTACGATAAAAAGCTCCAAAGAGACATACCTTATCTTTTTGTCGGAGCCTTAAATTGGTTCAAAGGTCTTGGTGACGCTATAACAATGTTTGGGGATAAAGGACTACACATAGTTGGAAGAAATACTGGGGTAATTGAATCGCTTCCAAAATCTATAGTTTATTTGGGCGAGAAAACCCCAAGCCAACTTTCTGAAGTATACAATAGAACCCAAAAATTTGTTCATATACCAAAATGGCAAGAGCCTTCTGCTAGAACTGTTGTTGAGGCAGCATTATGCGGCTGCGAACTTATACTAAACGAAAATGTTGGAGTGCTTAGTTTTGGATACGATATTAGAGACCCAAGCCTAGGAAATACGTCTATGTTAGAGTTAATGAACAAGATCATGGATATAATAAAATGATTGATCATATTTATAATCAAGAAAAATTCGGAGAAGACTGGTTTAACTTTAAAGAGCTGTATAAATTTTTTGTTGACTCTCACCACGACGAATCTCATTTTGTTGAGGTTGGAAGCTGGAAAGGTAAGAGCGCAGCTTTTATGGCTGTTGAGATAATAAACTCTCAAAAAAATATAAAATTTGACTGTGTTGATACTTGGTTTGGCAGTGTTGAGCATAAGGATTATTTATGCGTCAAAAATAAAGAGTTATACGACATATTTATATCAAACACAAAAGAGCTTAATCATATAATAAATCCAATAAGACTCCCTTCGATTGAGGCGGCAAAACAATACAAAGATAAATCAATTGACGTTGTATTCATTGATGCTTGCCATGAATATAAATGTGTCATCGAAGATATAGACGCATGGTTACCAAAAGTAAAAAATGGAGGTATTCTTGCCGGTCACGATATACATCATCCTGACGTTTTGAATGCCGTCAAAGAAAAATTACCAGGATTCTATTCAAGAGATGAATGCTGGGTTTTTGAGAAAAAATAAATGAGAACTAACGAAATATCAGCATCTTTTTTTGTCGCGCCCTCTAGACCAGCATACTTCATAGAAGCCGTCAATTCTTTGATGCAAGGATCATTTATTCCTGAGCAAATATCAGCCTACTTTAATCCAATAAATCCATCAGAAGATTTAAATAAAGCCATAGATCTATGCAGTAGCTTGGGTATTTCAAAATTTGAATTTCAAGAGTTTCAATCTCTTTCAAAGCTATGGAATCATTCAATTAAAAACTCAAATTCAGAATATCACCTATTATCTAGCGATGATGTTATTTTTGAGCCTTTCGCTATAAAACAAATAATAGACGCCCATAAATCTGGAGCTAAAATCGTTAAAGGCGCTGAAGCCTTTTGCAGTGTTAGTCTGTCAAAAAATCTTATAAATTCTATTGGATTGTTTGATGAAAATTTTGTGTGGTCTTGGGAAGATGCCGACTACAGGCTTAGATTATGTAAATTTGGTGTAATTCCATACGAAATAACCCCATATCCAATAACACATCTTAGAATTCAAGCAGATAGAAATGACGAATACTGGGATAGAAGCTCTGATTATTTTTTCAAAAAGTGGAATGTAGCAAAGCTTCTAGTTGATCTAGGAATCTTAGAGAAAGAAAGAGAGCTTAACGCTGAAGAAAGAAGATCTCTTTTAATGAATGGATTTTTTAATGATGGTTTTTATGAAAACTATAGCAGAGGATTGGATCTGAGATAATATGAAAATACTATTCATATCCTCTAACGAGCCTGATTATCAAAATGATGTGACCCTGCACGGCCTCAAGAGTTTATTTGGCGATTCCGTTGTGGATATTCCTAAAAAGCCATGCATGTACACCAACGAGCACGACACCCAGCCAATATACGGAAATGGCTTTACAATATTTAAAACGCTCCAAAGTGATAGAGCTGACAGAACAGACATATCAAACAAAATCAAAGGCAAATTTTTCGACGCTATTGTTTACGGATCGGCTAGAAGAAATCTGCAGTTTGTAAACGAGGCGTTCGCCGCCTACGATAAATCAAAAATAGCATTTATTGACGGGGAAGACGACACATATATTGGCTTTAATCTAGCAGATAGGGGAGTTTATTTTAAGCGTGAACTAGGAAATACAACTGAGGGCGTATACCCAATATCTTTTGGTTTTCCTGCTGAAAAAATACCTGCTATATTTATGGAAAAGACAAAGTTAATATCTGACACTGTCCCAGGCATAGATCCGTGGAATAGATCTAGCAATGGTAAAAAGAATTACGCGTTCACTAAAGAGGAAGACTACTACGCTGAATATCAAAAATCAAAATTCGCATGGACATGGAAGAAGGCTGGATGGGACTGTATGAGACATTACGAAATAATCTTTAACAGATGCCTACCGCTTTTTTTCGAGCTGCAAAAGATGCCAACACAGACAATGGAAAAATTTCCTAGAGAAAAAATTGAAGCTTACCAAGATAAATGGTTTGAAAAATTGACCGAAGGATACGACAAATCTCTCAGGATAAAGTGCGACATAGATAAAAATGAATACGATGATGTCGTTGAGTCAATATTTGAGTACAGTAAAAATAATTTAACAACAATAAACACAGCTAAATCCGTTTTGAATCTTTTAAAACTATGACCATGCTATCAGTCTTCGGGTCTTCTGGATTCATAGGCTCTAGATATTCTGAGCTTTACGCTTCAGAAGCAATACAGATCAAAAGAGATGTGAACCGCCCAGCTACTCCAGAGCTGCTCTATTTAATCAGCACTGTCGATAATTACAATGTATATACCGATCCATATTTAGATATAAATACAAATCTAATAAAACTTGTAGACGTATTAGAGGAATGCAGAAAAATAGAAGATAAAGATTCTGTTGTATTTAATTTCATAAGCTCTTGGTTCGTGTACGGAAAAACCAATGACTTCCCAGCTAATGAAGATTCAGTTTGCAATCCGAAAGGGTTTTACTCAATAACTAAATACGCCGCTGAAAACATGCTAGCTTCGTATTGCAATACATATGGTATAAAATACAGAATATTGAGGCTAACAAATATAATAGGCAAGCACGATAAGAAAATATCAAAAAAGAAAAACGCAATACAATTCATGATAGAACGTCTGAAACGTAATGAAGATGTTGAGCTTTATAGTTCTGGAAACGTAGTTAGAGACTACATGTTTGTTGATGACTGCTGCCGAGCAATAAACATGTGCGTCAAAACAGCTCCATATAATGAAATAATAAATATATCGAACTCTGAGCCTATAGAAATAAAAGAAATTATAGAATACGCAAAAGCTAAAATAGGCTCATCAAGCCGTCTAAAATCCATAGATACGCCGGCGTTTCATAGCAAAGTTCAAATTGCAAACATGTATTTAGATAACACGAAATTGCTGAAACTAGGATACAAACCAAGCATGACCGTCTACGACGCTATCGATGAAATATTAGAGATCACCAATGATTGATTTAAACCTAAATCACTATAAAGAACAAATAAAAAAAAACGTAGAGGCTATAGTAAACGCAAAAAGTAAAAAGTGGATAGCTGGTAAGGACTGGGTGCAATACTCTGGGTCCTATTTTACAAAAGATGAATATATAGCTGCGATAGAAAGTCTTCTAGACGGCTGGTTAGCGCTTGGCGATTCTGGAGTGAAGTTCGAAAGATCTTTCAGGGGACGATTAGGAAAAGCTCGCGGCGCCCTTGTTAATAGTGGATCTAGCGCAAACCTTTTGATGGTATCTGCCCTCAAATCAAAAAGACTTTATAACCTTCCATCAGAAACTAAAATAATAACGCCAGTAGCAGGATTTCCAACAACTATAAATCCAATAATCCAAAATGGTTTTGTGCCATCCTTTGTAGATATTGAGCTTGACACCCTAAATCTAAACCTTGATCAGGTAGAAGAATCGGCTAAAAATGGCGCTAAGGTGTTGATTTTTGCTCACGTATTAGGCAATCCTCCAAATATGGATCGTCTTATGGAAATAGTAAACAAATACGATCTAATTTTGCTTGAAGATTGCTGCGATGCGTTGGGCGGTAAGTACGGTGGCAGACTACTAGGTTCGTTTGGTAAGTTTTCGTCTTGCTCATTTTATCCTGCGCACCATATCACTATGGGAGAAGGTGGTTTTGTTGGCTGCAACTCCGAACACGACGAGACCGTGATTAAGAGTCTAAGAGAGTGGGGAAGAGGTTGTTATTGTTACGGAAAAGGCTCCGCATGTCTTAGGAACGGAATGTGCAAAAGAAGATTTAGCAACTGGCTGCCTAGCATGCCTGATGAGATATTTGACCATAAATATGTTTATGAAGAGATCGGATATAACCTAAAGCCCTTAGATATGCAAGCGGCAATTGGACTTGTTCAGCTAGAAAAATTAGATGAAATAATAAGGATAAGAAACAAAAATTTTGACAGACTGTATAGTATATTTTCCAAGTACGAATCGGTGTTTCATTTGCCAAAGGCGACTGAAAAGTCAGAACCTTCATGGTTTGCCTTTCCGTTAACTATTCGCGATAAAACATATCTCAAAAGGAACAACTTCACCAGCTTTCTGGAAGATAATAAAATTCAAACAAGAAACTACTTTGGCGGCAACATTTTGCTTCAGCCAGGATATTCACACGTATACCATGGCAATGCCAAGCTAGATTTTCCTGTGGCCACAAAAGCAACGACAGACACCTTTTTCCTAGGAACTAGCCCTATAATAACCGAAGAACAACTAGACTATATAGAGGTAGTAGTAAAAGACTATTTTGACAAAGCGGAGAATATAAGGGTTTGAAATGTATTTAAAAATCCGCCTATCTGAGTCAGAATTAAAAATTTGCGAGTGGTTAGCAAAAAATCGTTATAAAAACAACAGAAAAGACAATGTTTTAGATAAAAAAATTGGGCCTCAGAGTTGCGACATAACTGATTTAGATGGAATCTGTGGAGAGTTTGCATTTTGTAAAGCGTTTAATCTATATCCAGACATGTCTATAGAGCCTAGAAAAGGCGGATTTGATTTAATTTGGAATGGTAAAAAAATAGATATAAAAACAACTAGATATAAAACTGGTAAATTGTTAGCAACAAAAGATAAAAAATTAGAGGATTCAGATATATACGCTCTAATTATTAAAAACGATCAAAACTACACAATTGCTGGCTGGTGTTATTGTGAAGAGTTAATAAAAAACAGTAACCTAGTTGATCTAGGTTACGGTTTAACTTATTGTTTGTCTCAGGAAAAGCTTAGAGATATATCTAAACTTACAGTATAGTATAGTTTATATAATCGATCCTACGGGTCCTACCTTTAACCAGATATCTGCTGAGTTTGGCGGATTCGATCCATACGCTAACACAACTTGTAAAGAAGGAATTGGTAAACCTTGACTACTATTTGCCATAGTACACGTAGCCCAGTGATTAGTTCCGGTAGGGGTAGCTGGAACATTTCTGCTAGCGTTCCATCTTCGCGCTGGATTTGGGCAAGGGGCGCCAGAAGCAACAACTGCTAAGTTTTGCGGTTTAAAAAACCCAGTAGCAGCACCTCCACCTGGCGCGTTTCCACAAACGGCACAGGCTTTTCTTGGTGGATAGGGGATACTATCAGCTCTTGCAAAATTTCTTGCAATATCGTTTAATGCTTGATTTAGAATTGAATTATTAAAACACATACTATAATAGTATACACATGCGAATAGTCTTTGTAAACAACTTCTACAATGCCGGAGGATCAACAAAAACCGCTTACGCACTAGCCGAAAACTTCTCTAAAAATCACGAAATGCAGTTTTACGGATTTTGGGATGGTATATACAGAGAAAAATTTTCTGAACTTGGTGAGACCTTTTTATTAAAATCAAATAATTTTGATTATGACGATCTAATGGTTGAAAACATAAGAGTTTTTAATCCTGACATTATTCACATATTTATTCCTGGCAATCAAAATCCTAGCTATTTTAAAAAATTGCCAGAGAAAGCGAAAAAGTTTGTTACTGTTCTGTGTAATCAAAAACTAGGCTTTGAAAGCAGTAATTTTACTAAAGTTTTCTTTCTATCTAAGTACGGAGAATTATTCAGTGGGCCGATTGAAAATGGCATGGTATTGAGGCCTGGTTTTGATTACTCTTTTGAGCACAAGCCGCAAAGACAAAACCCCGTAATCGCAAGAGTTTCTGCATTCTGCCCATCAAAGCTCGTAGATCACACTGTTTTTGCCGCAAAGAAATTTCCAAAAAACAATTTTATAATTGCTGGAGAAGTTCAAGACTTAGAATACTATAAGTACATAATCTCTTTAAAAGAGACCGAAAACATAGATAATCTTAGAATTTTCTCAAACGCCTCAGACGATCTCGTAGCAAAAATTTTAGAAGAGTGTGACATATGGCACTACCCAACTTCATCAGAAGTTTTTTGTTTCTCTGTACTAGAAGCGATGGCGGCTAAAAAGCCTGTTATATCATATAAACTAGACGCGGTAAAGGAATTTTTTGATTACAACGACTGGCTAGCTGATGATGTTGATGACATGATAAACAAAACTGCTGCAATGATAAACCTCGCCCCTTCGGAAAGAGAGGAAATAGGAGAAAAAAATTATGACTTATATCTGGAATACGGATCAAGAATCTTTTCTGAAAAAGTAATGAGACAATATCTAGAAACTGAATCCGAAGAAGACTTAGCGCTATAATACATACTAACATGCAAGAAAAATCACTTCCAACAGAATACCAGAGCTTCATACATATGTCTAGATACTCTAAATGGGTTCCTTCTGAAAACAGAAGAGAATCATGGGAAGAGACTGTCTCTAGATATTTTAGGTTTATGAAAAAGCACTTAAAAGAAAACCAAGGGTATGAACTTACCCAAGAGACGGAAAAAGAACTTTTTAATGCGATTCTAAATCTAGAGGTAATGCCTAGTATGCGAGCTTTAATGACTGCTGGTGAAGCTCTCTCTAGAGACAACACTGCTGGCTACAATTGCTCTTATGTAGCAGTTGGTAATTTAAGAGTTTTTGATGAAATTCTGTATGTATTGATGTGTGGTACTGGTGTAGGATTTAGCGTAGAGCGTCAATATGTTGAAAAGCTTCCAACAATCAGTGAAAACTTTAGTCAATCTGATACGACAATTGTCGTTCAAGATAGCAAAGCTGGTTGGAAGAACGCCTTCAGAGAACTTATCGCTCTACTTGTTGGCGGCCAGATACCGAAATGGGATCTCAGTAAGGTTCGTGCTGCAGGAGAAAGACTTAAAACTTTCGGAGGAAGAGCGTCTGGACCCGAACCTCTTAATGAACTCTTCAAGTTTACAACAGAAACTTTTAAAAAGGCTGCTGGAAGAAAACTCAATTCCATTGAGTGCCACGATATTGTTTGTAAAATTGCAGAAATTGTCGTTGTCGGAGGCGTCAGAAGATCCGCTCTTATATCCCTTAGTAATCTCACTGATGAAAGAATGCGAGACGCAAAAAGTGGGGCCTGGTGGAATGAAAATCCTCAACGCGCACTGGCAAATAACTCGGTCGCCTACAAAGAAAAACCAGACGCCACAATCTTTATAGAAGAATGGCACTCGTTAATAAAGAGTAAGAGTGGTGAGCGCGGTATATTTAACAGAGATGCCTGTAGAAAGACTGTAGCAAAGCTTGGAGAAAGAAGAGATCATAACCATGACTTCGGAACAAACCCATGTTCTGAAATAATCTTGCGAGACAAGCAATTTTGTAATCTTACAGAAGTTGTGGTACGCTCGGATGATGACGAAAAGTCTTTAGCCAGAAAAGTAGAGCTAGCCACTATACTAGGCACTTGGCAAGCTTCACTTACTTATTTTCCACACCTGTCTTCTGCTTGGAAAAAGAACTGCGAAGAAGAGGCATTACTTGGGGTGTCCTTAACTGGAATATTAGACAATGAAATGATGAGAACAAATAATCAAGAACTTTCAGGATTACTCACTCGTCTAAAAAATGTTGCTGTAAAAACCAACTCTATTTGGGCTAAAAATATTGGAATAAACAGGGCGGCCGCGATAACATGCATCAAGCCGTCTGGTACTGTTTCTCAACTTACAGATTCCGCGTCTGGAATACATCCTAGACACAACGAATACTATATAAGAACTGTTAGGGCTGATAGAAAAGATCCGCTTTGTCAGATGATGTTAGATATGGGTTTTCCTGCTGAGCCTTGCGTTATGAAGCCAGACAGTGTTATGGTTTTTTCATTCCCGATGAAGGCTGTTGGATCTGTCACTAGAAACGATATTGCTGCTATTGATCACCTAGAGTTATGGCTTGCTTACCAAAAGCATTGGTGTGAGCACAAGCCATCAATAACAATAACCGTTAAAGAAAATGAGTGGTTGGATGTAGGGGCGTGGGTCTACAAGCATTTTGATGAGATTAGCGGAATTTCCTTCTTGCCACATTCAGATCACTCATATAGACAAGCCCCTTATCAGGACTGCTCAAAAGAAGAATACGAATCTCTCCTTGTTAAAATGCCTAAGGGTGTTGACTGGTCAAATCTTAAGCTTTATGAAAAAGAAGACAGAACTTCTAGTTCGCAAACTTTAGCTTGCTCCGCAAATGGTTGTGAACTAGTTGATATAGGAGGATAAATGCAGGTAAATCTTAAATTTGTTGATGATAAAAAACTAAAGCAAATACCAAAATATTCAACAGTTGGCTCTGCTGGTATGGACGTTTGCTCTTCTGAAGAAATTATTATTCATCCAAAATCAATAGCTTTGGTAAAAACAAATCTTTCACTAGAAATACCAAGCGGCCATGAAATACAGATAAGATCAAGGAGCGGTTTAGCCGCAAAAAGCGGTATTTTTGTTCTGAATGCTCCAGGTACTATAGATTCTGATTATAGAGGAGAATTAGGGGTAATACTTTATAACATAAGTGATAAGGAATTTATAATCAAACCAGGAGATAGAATAGCTCAGGCCGTTCTTTCTAAATACGAAAGAGCTGAAATCATAATCGTAGAATCGATTTCTGAAACAGAAAGAGCCGATGGCGGCTTTGGTTCTACGGGTATAAAATAGTGTATATATTTTCATGGCAATCAGCGCAGAAAAATATATAATGAAAAATAAAGTTGAATTGCTCAAGCTGTACTCGGCATTTTATGCTGGTCTTGAATTAGATACATATATATACGAAAACGTCTTAGAAAAAGACATAAAAAAGAAGGCTTGCGAACTAGCCTCTCTTTGCCACAAGTATGCAAATAGCGATTTGGAATTTTCTATAAACAAGAATATTCTAATTACAAAAACAGACGAGTATATAATAGAGGAGCTTTACTCTGTCGTGCTATGCGAAGAGCAAGTAAAAATAGGAAATCTAACTAGAGAAGGCGATTTCTATATGTCTTCCTCTTCAGAAGATTTTAAGACTATTCCTAGGTACAAAAAATATATAAGAGTTAAATAATGCCAATATACCCATTTTACTGTGACACTTGCGGTTTCTCAGAAGAGCTTTTTTTAAAAATGACAGACGAAAAACCAACCACTTGTCCCAAAAAATGCGGCGGAAAATACATAAGAGACTACTCTGGAATAAATACTGTAATAGACGCTAGTCAACCTAAAACAATTGGTGATTTAGCAAATAAAAATACTGAAAATCTTGTGAAAGAAGGCAAACTTCCCAAGTCTGCGCTAGAATTTGACTCTAAAAAGAAAGCCCTTAGAAAGAAGAGGGAGCACATGCGAGATTTGGCCAAAATGACTCAGGCGCAAAAGACTCATTATATAATGACAGGAGAGAAAAAAATTTGAGCTTTAAAGTTGAACAAATAAAAAAAGAAGGATTTGAAGCAACTGTTGGAACCTTAATATGTGACAACACAGGTCTTAAGATGGCTGAAATAATAATAAGACCTTCTGATATGGATAATTATATCGAGGCTCGTTGGCAAAATGAAAAGCTTCCAACTTCTGGCACGCATCTTGTTAAAGGAAAACTTTCTTGTAGCCCAATAGAAACTCCAACACAAAAAACGGCTATAATAAAATCAGTTGTAATAAACAAGGACGACAAGCAAATAAATAGGCTTGTTGTTAAAAAAATATGAAATTTATAAGCGAACAAAAACAAATAATGAATAATGATAGCCCTTCCGTTGAATACTACAATGAACAAGGCATTGGTTGTGAAGCAGAAGAAAGCGCGGCAGCAAAAAAGACGCTAGCCGGGTCTACAACAAAACACTTTGTAAAGCAATCAAAAAGACAAAGAAGACTATTTAATCCTATAATAGACAAGATAGATCAGAAAAGCGTTCTCAGAACTGAAAATGAGTTTCTGTTCCAAGAAGTTAACAAGGAGTGTTTTGAGGAATATTTAAAGTATCTAAAAAATAGAAATAGTTACTTTTTAATGCAGGCAAACACATTTTGGAAAAGATAATGAACAAGACAAAAATAACGAAGTTAAAAAAAGACGTATTTAATGCCGTGTCTAACAATTGCAGAGATTCAGATTCGGAGATTCTTTGTGAAAAAATTGCAGCAATTTTAGACGAACACTTTAACCCAGTTGAGCAGAAGGCGTCAGGATCTAAGCCATATCTAGCATCGACTGGATCTACTGAAAAGCAAACCTTTGCAATAAGAACCAAAGGCGAATCTCAGAGAGCTGATGGAGCGAGGGGGTTATAATGAGAACAGAACCACACCAATCACTAGAAGTTTTTTGGGGTATTAAGTTTAATGATGGTTCTCATGCTCTTGAGGATGTAAAAACTGCTGGAGAAAAATCTGAATGGTTCTGCATTCAAGATTTAGTAAATAAAGAAAAATATCCAGTATTTCTTAAGTTATTTAAAAGAACTGGTCAAGGTAATAAAGATTATAAGAGCGTTTGCGTTGGAAATGGAACAGCTAAAAGCTTCTTCTTTTCAAAAAGGGCGTCTTTAATTCTCGGAGAAGATTCATCAAAAGAAAATTATGGCATAGGCTATCATGATAGTGAGTCACGCAAGGTTTTGATATCCTGGTATGACTCAAATTTGAATCTCGTTGAAAAAGAAGAAAGAGAAGCTTACATATGCCAGGATATATTGATCCCAAAGATTACGACAGTATCTTCGTACCAAAACTCAAAGTACCAATATCCGCCCACATCACAGAAATTATAATTGATAATAAAATTAAGTGGCGGGCAAAATCAGGGGCTGAAATAACAAGGCCCCTGGTTCCTTTTTGGAGAAAGTCTGTTTGCAAGGAAAATCCTGCGCTTAAACAATTATCCGAAGAGTACGGCTTAGAAATTTCGTACGTCAAAAACCTTCTTAAGGTGTTCAGTAGCAAAAACGTTTTATCATATGTTAAAGACAGGGGAATTGTAACATTTAGATTCTTGCCTTTAGATAAGCAAAAAACTGTTATATATAACCTATACCAATCAGAGCTTTCTAGCTCAAATGAAGAACAAGAAAAGAAAGTTGTCGATATCCCGAAGGACCTAACCTTTACTAGGAACACAAAGAAAGAATCAATAATATGAGTAAATCAGATCTAACTCTAGAAAACTTTTTAATACCAATAACGTCGCTCAAGGAAGAGCAGGGAAGAACATTCAAGACAACACTATCTCTTGATATAGCCTTATCTGGCGGCATACCAGAGGGTTCTAGCGTTTTGATGAGTGGCAAGCCGAAGGTTGGAAAGACGACTCTTGCTCTGCATTACGTTCAACAATGTCACAGAGAAGACCCAACTAAAAAGGCATTCTTTTTTGATGTTGAGGGTCGTCTTAGAACAGAACTTCTAGACTGTTTTCCAGATTTGAACAGAGAAAATGTTGCAATAGTCAGATCAAATGAAAATAAGATACTCAGCGCCGAAGACTTTCTTAATCTGCTGTACACTACGCTCAAAGACTACCCTAGATGCATTTGCATATTAGATTCGATAGCAGCACTATGCCCTGAGGCTGAGCTTTCTTCAAATATAGGCGATGGCGTTAAAATGGCTGGAACTGCTAGTCTAATGTATAAAATGTTTAGACGAGTAAGCCAAATATTACCTGTCACAAAAAGCACCTTCATAGCACTCACTCACATGATTGCTAATCCTAATCCTGGGCCTGGGAAAAAGAGTTACGGGGTGGGTGGAAACGCACCTCAATACGGGGCGTCTGTTTGGCTTGAGGGCGGATGGAAACAGGATATAGAGGACACAAACAGTAAAACAATAGGCCAAAATGCGCATTTTTACATAGTCGCTTCGGCTCTTGGTTCGCCAGGCGCCGATGTGTCTATACCTATAATATACGGAAAGGGCGTAGATGAAACTATGGATCTTTTCAATCTAGCCTGTGAGTTTGGTATAATATCAAAATCTGGAGCATGGTATACAGTTCCAGGAAACAAAGAAAAACTTCAAGGCCAAATGAATGTAATAGATCACTTGAGAAAAAACGAACAGCTAAGCAAAGAAATTTACGATCAAATAAGAAATATGGCGATATAAGGGGGTCTATATGAACTTTAAAAAAGTAAACAAAAATAAAGTAAAAGATTTTGATGCCGACAGTGTAAAAATGGTAAAAGTCACCCTTATGTTTCCAGTGTGGAAACATGCTTCAGAAAAAGACATTCTATCAGAATTTAATGATATGAATACAGATTTTACAGAACGAAGTATAGAAGAGTCTCCGGTTACTGTAGCGGATCTAGAAAAATTTAAGGATAAAATCCCAGGGGATTGGCTTTTTTACCACAGAGATTATGAAATATATCTAAGTGATATAATCAAAAACTCAAAGAAAAAGAGCGGCAATAAATGAAAGTAAAATCTGTGAACGATCCGACCAAGATAATAACTTGGGATCTTCGAGAAAGTTCATGGCCAATGAAATCATCCTATACTTGCAGGTCTAAAATACAACATGAGATAGGCAAGGTTATAAAGGGTAGATATCCGCTAGACCCAGTTCTTGAAGATATAACAATACCAGACACTAGACTTTCGTTAGATTTTTATATTCCACACAGGAAGATAGCAGTTGAAGTTCAGGGCGAACAACACGACGAAATGAATCCGTTTTTTCATAAATCTAATGCTGAGTTTGAAGATCAGAAGCAAAGAGACGAAACAAAGAAATTCTTCTGCGAGCTTAATAATATAAGACTAATTGAGATCAGGAATATTAAAGATGCAGCAAAATACTTCTTCTGAAGACAAGTCAATAAAAAATAAGATTCTGGAAAAGATAAACCAGATGCAAGGAACTGTCTCTTTAAATTTTACTGTTCCAGAAGAAATTGATACTATAATAAATCTATCTAGACAACAGCTTAAGAGCATAGGAGGCGAAGAGCTTTCTATAAACTGTATAAGACTAGCTCAATACGCGCTCTTTATAAAGACTGAGATAAATAAAATGAAATCAGCTAGGGACTGGTGTGAGGCAAACATAGATAGTATAATTGGAAGAGAGATATCAAATACAAACGGATACGGCTTGGGCGAGAAAAGTCTTATAATTAAAAGAAATGATCCCGTGGCTAAGGAATTAGAGTCTGCAAAAATACAATTTGCCTCCAAAGTTACGATGCTTGAAGACATAGATAGAAAGATTGAATTTTTAGCAAACTCAATGAAATCTCTAGCTATAGAAAAGAGAGTTTAAAATGAATGACAGAAAAGAACAATTACAAAAAGCAATAATGACGAATGATATGGAGCTTGTCAGGGATTTTTATGAATATGTGTTTGGAGATAAGCCGCCGAAGACTCTAGCATCTACAAATAAAAGCTCTGTGGCTGAAGACTATCGTAAAAAAATTCAAATGGCGATTCAGATACTTTCAGATGAAGAAGAAAATTCAGATTATGTAGACATTTCTGAGACCATTAAGGAAAAACCAAAACCCACATTTACTAGCGGCTCTGATATGCAATTCATATCTAGCAAGGACTTTGAGCTTCCAGAAGATAATAATCCAGAGTACGAAAAACTAGCTAAATCAATCCCAAAAAGAAAAAAAGAAAAAAGACCAGAGTATAAAGCAAATGTAGTTAAGTGTGCGTTGTGTGGTTCTGATTTTGATTTCAATAAAGAATACCCAGTTGGTATGCTAGAATCGGGCGCAAATGCCAAGATCAAGTGCAACAAGTGTCGTGCAGGATAAGTCTTTCGATATAGACTCTGAGGTATCAATTCTGGGATACGCTGTCAAATGCGGATCTCAGAATTTTTATTCTGGCATATCAGATATAGACTCTTCCTTTTTCAAAGATAAAGATCACGGTCTTATTTTTGAATCTATCAAAAATTCATACGAGTCTCGCCATTCAGAAGAACCGTCAATAGAGGCCGTGGCAAATTTTGCTAGAAATTCCGCATCATGGACGACCCATGACAAAGAAACTTTCCTAGAAAAATTGGAAGCCTGTTACTCAAAGAATGTTAGCGAGGCCGATGCCAATCTCGCACTTAGGCGTGTCAAGTATTGGCATATAGTTAGAAAGCTAGGCAGTAAGCTAAAGGAGTCTTATTCAGATCTCTGCAAGACTAGCGGCGACGAAGACATAGTCGAAATAGTAACCAAGGTAGAAGAGACCATATTTAGTTTCATTCCAGAGATAAAGAAGGAAAACGATTATGTAAATATATGTGACTTTGCTCTTGGGCATATAGAGTATATTAAAAATAATCCAGTAAGCTATGCTGGTATGCCGACAGGATTCCCTAGGTACGACCAGTGCATAGGTGGTGGATATAGGAGAGGAACGGTTAATGTAGTTGGCGCTAGACCAAAGGTCGGTAAAAGCACCTTTTGCCTTAACGTTGCAAAGAATGTTGCCTCAAACGGCGTTCCTGTTCTTTACCTAGATACAGAGATGAAGAAAGAAACACAGACTGTAAAATGGGTTTCTCTTTGTTCTGGAATACCACAATCTGAGATCGAAACTGGCGCTTTCGCCTCTAGTGAGAGATCTTCATTTATAATTAAGGAAACTATAGAGAATCTTAAATCAACCCCTTTTTATCACACGTCTGTAGCAGGACTTAAGCCACAAGAGATATTCTCGGTTTGCAGAAGATGGCTAGCTAGTGTTGTTGGTAAAAACAAAGATGGATCGACTAAAGACTGCCTAATTATTTTGGATTATCTAAAAACAATGGATCTAGGAGACTTGGGCGATTTTCAGGAATACCAGTACCTAGGAGATTTTATAACAAAGCTTCACAACTTCGCCGTGAAAAGCGATGTTCCAGTTCTAGCAACGGTTCAGTTGAATAGAGATGGAATAAACAAAGAAGACACTAGTGTTGTTTCTGGAAGTGATAGAATTCTTTGGCTTTGCTCAAGTTTAGCTTATCTAAAGAAGAAGACCGACGAAGATATAGCCGCCGGTGACAGCAAGGCTAACGGCGACAGAAAAATGGTTGTTGTTGAAACTAGATACGGAAAAGGCATGGACTCTTCGTCAGAGTACATAAATGTAGTTTCAAACATGGACAAGTCACAATTCACAGAAGGAAAGTTTAACTTTGAGGTTATTGGTGAAGGTCTAGAAAATGATGACGACGACGAAGATCTCCAGTTCTGAACTTAAAAAATTAGCAGATTCATACGATCTTCCAATCCTAGAAGCTCTAGGTTTTGATTCTATAACACCGAGAGGAATTCAGCAAAAATGCATCATACACGGCGGTGATAATCCAGCCGCATTTTCTTTTGACAGAAGAAGAATGTGTTGGTCGTGCTTTACTCACGGTTGTCACAAAAAATATGGAAACGACATAATAGGCTTGATAAGAGCCGTAAAGAACTTCGGCTACAATGATTGCGTTGATTGGATTCTTCAGATTGTCAACAATCCAGAAATAAACGCTGGATATACACCTGAAGAAAAAGTCTTCACTTCAAATCCGCCAAATAAAATACTAGACGAATCAATATTAGAAAATCTAGAGGCTGACTTTTCAAGCATATCTGATAGAAGGTTCTCGGAAAAGACTTTGTTTCATTTTCAGTCTGGGGTTCCCAAAAACAAAGTTAAAATGCAACACAATAGATTGATGATACCCATAAGAAATGAGGACGGGCAGCTGGTTGGTTTTACTGGCAGAAGCGTTTATGAAAAAAGTGATAGAACTGGCGGATACCATCCAGAATGGGCAAATGCTGAGGGTAATTTCACTGCAATTTTTTCAAAATGGAGACACTACCCAAAAGGTCTTAACAAGAGCGGGGAGCTTTATAATTTTCACGAAGCAAAAAGATGGGCCGAAAGACTAGGATTTCTTATAGTAGTCGAAGGCCCATTTGACGCCTGGAGACTTTGGGAGTTTGGTGTTAAAAATTGCGTAGCTTCTTTTGGCTGCTCATTATCAAAGGATCAGTTTGATAAAATAAAGAAACATAATTTTAAATGCATAGCCCTAGCTTTTGACTCTGATCTTGCTGGTAAATCTGGCTTTGAAAAAGCTGATTCTATTTTTAAAGATAGAATTTCATTAGAAAAATTAACACTTCCTGACAACAAGGATCCTGGAGATCTTAACACAGAAGACTATAATATGTTCATAAGACCTCAACTATCAGTATTGAGAAGGCGCTATGAATACAAAGATAATAATCATAACGGGTAAAGCACAAAGCGGAAAAGACACATCTGCGAATTTAATTAAAAAAAATCTGTGTTCTCTTGGTAAAACTTGCGATATATACGCATTTGCTGGAGAATTAAAAAATATATGCGAGAACATATTTGGGCTTGCTAATCATCAGTGTTGGGGTTCTGATTCTGATAAGAACACCAAAACAAATTTTAAGTGGCGAGATCTACCTTTACCAAAAGACAGATTAGCTATTATAATGAATAAACCAAGTGCGCCAAAGCTAGACGATAGCCTAACTGCTCGTGAAGTTATGCAAATATGGGGCACAGATATATTTAGAAAATTTGACAACGATTGTTGGGTTCGCTCTACAATAAACAGAATCAAAAAAGAAAATCTTGATTTTGCGATTATTGCAGATGCTAGATTTCCAAACGAAATAGAGTATTGTTTGAAGTATAAGCCTACAGTAATAAGATTGACTAGAAACGTTACATCAAACAATCACGAAAGCGAAGTGGCTTTAGATAATTACAATTTTGACGCCCTAAAAAGCTACACTATAGACAACCAACTCATATCAATAGAAGAGCAGAATGAAAAACTAAAAAATATAATGAAAGAGATAATTAATGATAGTTGCGATGAATGAGTCGTCAACACTGTCTGATATATACGACAGCGATAACCCAGCAAGGATTAAGATATACAATTCCATAAGAAAATTTCTTGCCTCATTCCCAAAAGGAACCGTTTATTGTATAGGAAAATACAAAAATGGAATATCAATGGATTTTTGCGAGGCTTGTTCTGAAATAGGTATTTTAAGAGAAGTAGCCGTTCCTTACGAAGACAATGATCATAATTGGCCAGATCCTATAAAGAACAAGTTCAAAAAAATAATAAAAAGCTCTAGTTCTGTTGTTTTGGTTTCTACTGGCGGGTTTAATCCAAAAAAAATAAAAGATATGGATAATTATGTTTATAAAAAATCAGATTATATAATTAACATAGTTTCATCCGAAAAAAACTTAGAAATCAAAATGGTTAAAAATGGACATAAAATTTCTTAGAGCGTCTTCAATAAACTCTTACAGAGGATGTGAGTTTGCTTTTTTTATGGAGCAAATATTGGAGATACCAACAAAGAGCGGAAAAAAAGCCTTATTAGGAACTATCACGCATCATGTGCTAGAACTAATGGCAAAAGCAAAAAAGCTAGGCCACGAAGGCGGCTTGCTTTTTGACCATGAAAAGCTTCTCGATATATGTTGGAATAGATATACAAGAGAAAATCCAGAAATGGATTTAAAAAAGGGCGACAAAAAATTTTGTCTTTCATCAATTCAAAAAGTTATAAATACTTTTTATGATCCAAAAAATCTCAACGTTCTACACACAGAAAAACAGTTTAGGATACCATTAACAGATCCTGTTTTTAAATATGAATACTATGATATAGTAAAAGGGGTTGTTGAAAAAGGAAATTACGAGATAAGAGGAACGATAGATTTGATAACCCAAGTTGACAACGAAACTATTGAAGTTGTTGATTGGAAGACGGGGTCTAGAAAATGTTGGAACACAGGAGAGAATAAGGAGTTTGATTATCTTCAATCAAAAGATATTCAGCTAAGAATGTATGATCTTGCCTGCTATTTAATGTTTCCACAGTACAAGAACAGGCTTCTAACTATTCATTTTATCAATGATGGTGGGCCTTTTACTGTTGCTTTTTCCGACGAAGACAGAAAAGAGACCCTAGCCATAATAGAAAAAACATTTAAAAATATTAAATGGAACCAGCTTCCAACTAGACTAAAAGAAAGCAACGCTAGCGACAGATGGAAATGTAAAAGTGTTTGCCACTTTGGCAAAACAAAAACAGCAGCTGGCTGCAGCATTTGCGACACAATACATTCTTACGTTGTTGGAAACGGTATAGACCAGACGATACTAGAGATAGATAAGCTAAAGAAATCTAAGCAAGAGCTAAAAAACAAGACTAGCGATAGGAGAAACGTTTTTGAATAATATGAACTACACACCACTACACGTACATACATGCTGGTCACTATTAGACAGCACGGTTGATGTAAATGAATATGTCGCAAAAATAAAAGAGGCTGGAGGCTCTGCTTGCTCAATAACCGACCATAATAATTTAAAAGCGGTTGTCCCATTCTTCAAAGCATGTAAGGCTAGGGGGATAAAGCCAATAATAGGCGTCGAAGTGGACGTTTATTTAACGGACGAAAAATTTATTGGCAGACTAACACTGATAGCCAAAAACAAAGTTGGCTACAAAAATCTAGTAAATATAGTCTCAAACGCTAGATCAGAGTCTGTGTTTAAAAAAGAGACTACGCCAAAAACTCTTTTCAAAGATCTTCACCAATACTCTAGCGGGATCATATGCATGATCGGTGACTTAAGAAGCGAAATTTTTCATTCTTGCTTTGTTAATTTTGAAATGGCGTATGGCTCAAATAGCGAGGAGGAGTGCGAAAGCCTTCTTAGGCAGGACTGGAAAGAAAAGGTAAATGAGTTATTAGAAAAATACAGGAGGGTATTTAGCGATGTATTTTTGTATTTTGATTATTCAAAACTTCCAATTATTAAGGTTTTAGGCCAAAAAATAAAACAAGAATTTGATGAAGCTATACCCTCTGTAAATGTTCACTACATATCAAAAGAAGATTATCAGATTCACAGGCTTATATCAAGCGACTCAGAGGCTTTGTCTTCAAACATAGATGATTCTAGGATTTTTGAAGAAGAGTATTGCTTTTGCCATCTTACAAAAACAATTCCGTCTGGCGAAAAGACCAAATTGGTTGTAGATTTGGTTGAGGACTTCTCAATAGAAGAACGCCCTATGATACCAGATTTTAAGATTAAAGGACATGAAATACAGGATCAGGACGAGTATCTTAGAGATATTTGCAGAAAGGGATTCTTAGAAAAGATATCGCCAAAGATTTCTTCAGACGCAAACCTTAAAAACATCTACCTAGACAGGATTAGGCACGAGTTAGGTGTTTTCAAGCAGGCTAAGATATCGGGCTATTTCTTAATCGTCAAAGACATTGTTGATCACATTAGGCAAATGGGCTTTCCAGCAGATAGCCGCGGCTCGTCTTCGGGCTGCTTAATTTCCTACCTAATAGGCGTATCGTCAATTGATCCAATAGTGCCAGATGCATCACTTGCATATGCAAAAGAAAGAGAGCTTCCTTTTGAAAGATTTTACAACGAAGGAAGAAATACCGCTAGTAACGTTTCTTTGCCAGACATTGATATGGACGTGCCTCCTTCCATAAGAGACGATGTTATTAAATATCTTCGCGAAAAATACGGAAAAGATCAAGTTGCTCATATAATCACGCATTCTAGGTTCAAAGGCAAGGGTGCAATAAAAGAAGCTTTTAGAATATTAAAACCTGTTAATAATTACTTTGATGTATCCAATGAAATAACAAAGCTTTTTGTTGATGAGAGCAAGATATCAGATGAATTAAGTGAACTTCAAGAAGAAGACCCGTCATATGGAATCATAAGATGGAATATAGATAATATTACTGATGTAAATAAGTTTTACAATCAGTACAAAGAAGCTTTTGATTTTGCTATAAAAATAGAAAAGTTGCCAAAAAACGAAAGTGTTCATGCTGCTGGTATAATAATAGGCGATAGACCGTTATATAAGCACTTTCCAATGACATATTCAAGCAAGTTAGGTCAGATGGTGATTGATATCGAAGGTTCAGATTTAGAAATTCTTGGAGGCGTTAAGTTTGATATATTAGGAGTTTCTGCTATAGAAAAGGTTTTCCAGATAGAGAAAATGATAAATAAAAAACTTAATGAGGTTAGATTTGGAGAATTAAATTGAAACCTATATCTAGCGCTTCAATATCGATAAAAGAAGATAGCGATAGGATATTAATGCAACAAAATGGTCAAACTATAGCTATATCTAATATAAATGATGTGATGTTGGCAATAGAAATTTTAAGCGCTTTTAAACACAGATTTTTTATCACCAAATCCTGTAATTATAATTTTGTGTATAATAACAATAATGGATCGTCTTAATTTAAATAAGCACTTAAATTTAGCAGCAAAAGCTTACTTCATAGCTAAAAGCGAAGAAGGAGATACGTCTACTCCGCCTACACCTGAGGAAGAGGCTTTGTTTGAAGCTATTAGGCAGAGCATGAATCCTGAGACGGAGGAGGGTGTTTGGGAATTTATACAGCAAAATCTTGCGTCTATTTTGGGTGGAAGTAGCATCGCGCTGACATTACTGCTTAATCAAAACTTTAGAAATTGGATGAAGAGAATAAGCATTAGTTTGTGGAATATGTTTAAAAGATCTGGTCTTTCTTCTTCCCAAGCATTACAAAAAGTAATCCTCTTCTTAAGAGACCTATTTAGAAGCGGTCCAAACAATCCAGATAATCCTTTATCGCAAGATTGCATGGACGCTCTCAGAGGTCTAAAGGATATATTCTTAACGATATCTCAAATGCCTGCCGAAACATCGATTACCGCATTGATAGACGCTCTAACTGAAGCTGTTTCTTTAGCGGCTAGCATAGTAGCTAAACTAGCCTCTTGCACTGGTATTGGGGCACAATACGCGTATAATTTCATATATGAATGGCTACTAACCTTGCTAGGTGATGGGCTATCAGCAATGGGACTTACTCAAGATCAAATAAAGCAATTTATAAAGAAACTGGTAGAATGGATTCTTAACGGAGCTAAGGTTCCAGAAATTCCACCTCTGCCATACGTTGTACCATTTAGTCTTCCAAGATTAGATCCAAATTGTATAAATCCTAGAGACTATCTAAAAGATTTAAGAATTCACAGAATGGAAAATAGTGAATATGTCGCGCCATTCTTAGCTGGATTAGCTTGGGCGGCGCTGATAGCGGCTGCTGTTGCCGCTGTTGTAGTTGCTCTTCCCGCAATATTGGCTGGATCAACAGCGGTTGGGGCCGTTTTAGCTGCTGCTGGTATAACGGCGCTAGGACTATCACAAACAGCCTCGGCCGCTGGCTATGAAATGACGGAAGAACAAATTGAGGCATTTATATTAGAAAAGGCTAAAGAAGCCGCTAAATGTAAGGGCGTAAGTGTTGAAGAAAATCCAGACACGCCAGAAGACAATCAAACAAACCCAGCACTTAGTCCTTCGAGATAAATCTAAGATTTAATCTAAAAAGAATTTTCGCAATTGCTGAAGCTGTTTCAGAAACGCTTTCTTCTGATAATTCAGGGTGGGTTGCGTGCAACATTTCATGTATAATTGTATCTAACTTATCTTTTTCTGATAAATTCCTATTTATCCAAATCTCTGGTTTCTTGTATCTGTGATCATCACATTCTCCAAAAGATCGTGGCATATCCTTAGATTTTACAAATCTAATAGTCCAATGCTTTCCATTAAACTTAAATTTTACTTTTTCTTCTTTCTTTGCGGGTGGCATGATGGTAAAAGATCTACATCAAATGGCTTTCTCTTGAAAGACCCTGTCCTTAGAGCATGAAGAAAACCGTTAACTCTACCATATCCCCACTGCTGTGGCCCTGTAACGTTTGGTCTTACACTTTCAGGATTGGTTTTATATGCACCAACGCCTCTTCTAAAAACGGCCATTAATGTTTTTGTAGATGTTTTTTTGCAAGAATCTTGACCATGTTTTTCATTATGGTCTGCCGCCTTTTTAGCTAGAGTTTCTCTAACTGACTTGCTCTGCTCTTCGCCTAAGGCAAAAAAAATAACATCTAAAAAACTTAGATTCACTTCTGACATCGGTACTTCTATATCTTCATTGTTCATTTTTATTGTTTCTTTTAATCAATTCTTTGTAAGCCCAAAGTAAAGCTATTACAGCAACAGGAGCATACCAAAAAATCCAACCGTAACTATTACCACCCTGACCAGAATCTATACCCTTTTTAATTGCATATGTCATAGGCGAATCATTTCTTTCATCTGGAATGAATTGTGGTCCAGAAAAACAAGAACTCATAATTAGTGTTAGATAAATTATTGTTAGCTTTTTCATGTTTTATTTCCCGCAGAGGCGCTTCCAAAATAAAAACCAACAATACTCAAAAGTATTTGCCTGTATTCTCCAGCATACAGATATCCGTTTATCTCAACGAAAAAAGTTTTATTAAAACTAGGTATAAATCCTAAGAAATATTCTGGAGACTCTGTTTGAACTTCTACGAAAGTTGGTATTCCAAAAAACGGTAAAACGAATGGCGCGGCTAATGTGGCAAAAAGAACAGTAAGAACTATAAGTTGTCTTACGCCCTTTCCAATATCTATTGGCACTCTTTTAACAGCGTTGTCCTTAGCTTTTTCTTTTTGTTCGTTTAAAGCTATAAGCCTCTCAAAAAGCTGCTTGTCGTTATCTCTTTTCTCTGCTAGATAACGAAAAACAAAGCCTGTTATTCCGCCACCCAACATAGAAAGGAGTTCTACAGGTATCATGATTTATCTTTATTGAATTTTGATATTTTTTTATGCATCTGTTGTCTATTTGAGCAAGGCATAAAATAATTTGTGTTTGGTTTCAAACCAGGCTGTTTCCCATCTATATTAAAAAATCTTTGTATTGTATCGCAGCCTAATTTTCTTGCGAGTTTTCTAGCTGCTTTTTTCTTCGTAAATGTATATGATTTATAATCTTCCTTGTCAATTTCTGAAGATGTATAATCAGTTACACTCTTTTTCTTTTCCCACATTCTGCAAGACCAGTATCTAGCCTTCCACTTTGGACCTGGATTGTCATCACAGCTGTGTCTCGATCTAAAATTCTTTCTCCTGTTGTCGCTGTCTCTTTTTATTTCCATGTTTGGATCGCCAAACATAACACGAACAACGTTTCCTTTATCATTTTTCACATAAACGTAAAATTTTTTCTTTCCGTAGCCAGGATCGCCTTTGCCTATCCGCCTAGGCTTGTTTAAAGTTACATTTTTCTTATCCATTTTTGACCACCTCATTTATAAATGAAATAAACGAATTTGCTTTGGATTTTTTAATCTTTGCTAGTATATTTCTAGCCCTGTTTTGCAGCTTAGATTTTAGCGCCGCTGGTATCTTTGCTTGTGGTATTCTAGCAATAGCATTTCTCACATGTATAATATCTATCTTTCCGCTAGCATCCTTATAAGGAAAGTGTCTTAACGACCTTGGGGTAGTCTTCCCTTCCGAGTCTTTCTTACCACCAGGCTCAATGTACATGAATGCCGAGTCTGGCAAATCGTTTTTATATTTTGTTGTCCATACTGCCGATATAGATTTATCCATTTAATAAAGCCTGTTGTTGCTGAATTCTTTCTTGTATTAACTGCTGTATTTCACTATCAGGCATATCGGCCAGAGCCGCTCCTGAACAAGTAAGCGCTGCCCCGCCAGTTACCGCAAGTGCTATTGGTGCGGCTGCTCCACCAGTAAAGACTATTATTGCAACCGCACCCACACCAAGCGTAGTCCATAGAGCCACTTGACCCCAATCTACACCTGCCGTTGGTCCTTGCGTAGTTTGACAACCGTACTGGCGCACCACACAATCTGTAGCCCAAGCAGCCGCAAACTGTTCATTAAATTTTGTGAAAATAGCACCTAAGGCTAAACCAGGCTCTAATACTCCATCAAGCACTTTTTCAAAGTTTCCAAATACATCCACATCTTCAATACCACCAAAAGGACTAAATTCTATCAAAAGCTTTAAAAACTTTTTAAACTCTAGATTACAGTTCCCATCAGAAATTATGTTTAAAAGATCGCGCATCTCTTCAAGAATCTGTGCTATTGTTCTAGCAAACAATACAAGTGATCTACTTGATGCTTCTCTAGGGTCGTTCAGAACTGTGTAAAATTGTCCGGCTAGATTATTTCCTGACATTGATTGTCTAAATAGATTGAAAAAAGCCTCTAGCTCATCAATAATTTTTTTCATTCTTGGATCTTTAAAATACTTTAAACAATTTGGTGGTAAATTTCTTAACCATTCAACGATTTTAGCAATAGCCGCCATGCCGAAAAAAGCAAGAGAGCCTATAATCCAACCCCCTTCAACCTCAATATTACTTATTATTTCATTTAAGCCCAAAAACGGATCTTCTACAACTTCCAAACTTGGTAAAGCTGTGATACTATCAATGCTGACATCTTCATTCGCGGCAGTGTTAAGTAAGAATTTAATATTTAATTGTTTTTTATTGTTTTTCATAAAACCTGCTCTAGTTGATCCTCTGTTTTTACCAAAACATCCCCATTTTTGTAAGTATTTCCAAAGTTTTCAACTTTATAGTGGATTAAGTACCCAGAATTGTTTGGCAGACTTTCAATCTTTACGACCTTTCCAACGCTTCCATAATGTAAACACTTCGTATTTATGTTCTTAACAGTATCGCCAACCATGAATCCTTTATAGCTAGCGGTTAACTTGTTAAGGAGTTTTTGTATTGATCTTGATAGGGACATTTAACTAACCCAATAGTGTATACACAATTATGCCAACACATCAGATCCCAGGTGATTTCTTAGATTTTGTTAAAGAAACTTGCGCTAGAAATGGCATTAAGCTTAAGATAGGCAGGGGCAAGTCTGTTGTTATGAAACCTTTTGGGTTTAGAGTTTTAGGATATTTTGACGAAGGCGGTTCAATACTTGCATGTGCCAGCGGAGGGTCCGCACAAGATTTTCTTTCAACACTAGTTCATGAGTTTGCGCATGTTTTACAGTGGATTGAGGGAGACAAAACGTACAAGTTCTGCGATCATAGAAAATATGGCAGTGTTCAAAATGCGGTTTGTATGTGGATAAATAATGAGATAACTTTGAATAATAAAATCTTAATTAGGTACACTCAAAAAATGATCGATTGTGAATTAAACGCAGAGAGAAGAGCAGTAAAACTAATAAAAGAATTCAATCTTCCAATTGATCTAGACATATATAAATCTAAAGCTTCAGCCGTTCTTTATAGTTATTGGGTTTCAATAAAAACCAAAAAATGGGACGCTGAGATAGGTAAAAAGCAAATGGCTGCCAGTGGAAGATCGCTTAAAAGGTCTTTTAGGAGTCTTCCAAAAAACGTCGAAAGATCCTTCATAGGCGCCTAAAATGATTCATGGCGAACAATAAGAATTTCGTTGTTTTTGACTTAGAAACTAGCGGGTTAGATCCTAAAGACGGCGCTGAGATTGTTCAGATATCAGCTGTTGCTTTAAAATATTCTGACTACTCTGAAATAGAAAATGGTAGGTTTGATATACTTATAAAGCCCCAAAAGCCTGAAAAGGCTAGCCCAGACGCCATAAAGGTGATTGGAGAAGATCTCTGGAATAGGGCTAAATCTGACGGCCTTCACCCAAAGGTTGGTATAAGAAAGTTCAAAGAGTTTTTAGACTCTGTTAATCAGACAAAGAAGTTTTGGACATCCCCAGTTCTTGTTGGCTTCAACATAGTAAACTTTGACATACCATTCCTTAAGCACCAGATGCTTGAATACAAGATAATATCAGAAAAAGATGATTTGCCCTGGTCTAACATGCAAATAGACATGTTTCCCTTGATGTTTTGCATATTTGGAAGAGACGGTTTGAAAAACAACAAGATGGACACGTATGCAGAGATAATAGGACTTAAGAGAGCAACCGCAAATCACGACGCTGCTGAGGATGTAGACATAACAAAAAAGATGTTCCAAAGATATATGAACTTCATGAACTTTAAAATAAGACCAAAAATAAACGCTCAAAAAGAAACCCAAGCAAATTAAAATGACATTTGAGACATCAAACATATCGTTAAAAAACGACAAGGCTTGGCGGCTAATACAGAATGGTCACACTATAGGCGTATTCCAACTAGAGAGTGATCTAGGCAAGAAATGGTCTGCTACAATAAAGCCCTCTAATATAAATGAGCTTAGCGCCGTAATATCATTGATAAGACCTGCATGCCTAGAATCTGGAATGACTGAGACTTATTCAAAGGTAAAAAGTGGCTTAATTGAGAAGCCCGATTACAATGATGAGTCTGTTAATTCGATACTGTCCCCGACAATGGGCGTTCTTATATATCAAGAACAGCTTATGAAATTTGGTGGCGAAATAGCTTGGAAGGATCTTCCATACCTTGATAGACTTGTGATTGTTGATAAGCTTAGAAAAGGCATTGGTAAGAAGGATCAAAAAATAATTATTGATCTTAGAGACAAATTCATAGCAGGATGTCTTAAGAACGGCAGATCAAAAGAAATGGCTGAAAAGCTTTTTTCTCTTATCGAAGGTGCTGGCAGATATGCTTTCAACGACGCTCACGCTAAAAAATATGCGCTTTGGGCTTACAAAACAGCCTACGTAAAAGCCAACTTTCCACTTGAATTTTATTGCGTCTATCTAACCTACAGCAAAGGTAAACAGAAGCCTAGAGAGGAGATAGAGGCTTTGATAAACGAGGCTAAGATGCTTGGGATAAGCATAGAAAAACCTTCTGTTTCAAATTCAAATTTTGACTTCTCAATAAAAGATGGCGTCATTCACTATGGCCTATCTCATATAAAACAGGTTGGTGAGTCTGATGCCGAACTGATAGAATCTCTTAGACCAGCTAGTTTTACTAGTTTACTTACCACACACTTCGCGTCTTCAGAAAAAATAAGATCACTAGCCCTAGAAAGCCTTATAAATTGTGGGGCTTGCGATGAATACGGACTATCTAGATCGTGCATGCTATCTGTCTACAACATGCTTAAGCAATTAACTCAAAAAGAGATCGAGTTTATTTTCTCAAAAATAAATTCAGAAAGCGGAGTTCTAGATTTGATTGAGGCTGTTAAAAAATGTTCTGTTGAACAATGCGTAAAGAAAAGAAAAGACATAGTTATGTCAGAAGCTTTGTCAATTGACATAAAGTCTAGCGACTCTGCAGTGATTAAAAATTCTGTTGAAAAAGATCTTCTTGGAATAGCCTTTAGTTATGATTACAATGTAAATGTCGAAGACGACTGGAGTTGCAAGGAGTGTTTCAATAAAATGCGTGTCAACAAAAACATGATTGCGAATCTAACTGTAAAAATAAACGATATCAAGATTACAAAAACAAAAAAGGGCAAAGATCCTGGCAAGGATATGTGCCAACTTTCTATTGCAGATAACACTGGTTTTATAAACGTGGTTTGCTTCCCCGACACATACGAGAAATTTAAAAACTCTATAGCGGTTGGTTCATACTACTGCGTAGTGCTTAAGGGAACTGGATTCGGTTGGTCTGTAAATTCAATTAAAAACGTATAAAAAACTTTTAGGCTTACTATAATCTTTCACGAGGTAAAACATGGCAAATTACAATAAAGTTATTCTTGCAGCAAACTTAGTTTCAGATCCAGAGCTTAAGAACGTTGGAGACTCCAATGTTGTTAGATTTAGAGTGGCTATTAATAGAAAGTTCACGACTAAGTCTGGCGAAAAGAAAGAAGAAAGCACATACATTGATTGTGAGATGTGGGGTGCTAGAGCTAGTGTCATTTCTGAGTATATGACAAAAGGCGACCCAATTCTTATTGACGGAATTCTAAAACAAGAGAATTGGGAAACAAAGGATGGAGAAAAGCGAAGCAAGCACATCATAAGCATTCAGGATTTTGAGTTTATGAGCAATAAGAAGACTGCCGCAACAAGTTCGTCTTCTAACCATGCAGTAAAAGAGAATAAGCGGCCAACAAGAGAAGCAGCAGCGCAGCTAGAAGATATTCCATTCTGATGAGCGAAGTAAAACTAGAAAAATTTTTAGAATTTTTAAGATCTCAGGGGCTGTTGAAAAATACGGCCCCTGATAACATGGAAATAATAAAGCAATATGCAAATCACGCAACAGCAGGACAACATAAAAGAGTTTTACCAGGGTACGAAGGATTCACACAAGGATCGAAAAAAGCGGGTCCTACTAGTAGGTGAATTTAGTCAATTAAATACTGGCTTCGCTGTTATGGCGAACGATCTATTGAAAGAGCTTCACGCTAGTGGAAAATACGAAGTTGCTGAGGTTGCTTCGTATATTCAAGATGACGACGCTAGAATAGCAAGCCTTCCTTGGAAGGTTTATCCTGTAATTCCAACAAACCCTCAAGATAGAGAAAACTATAATAATAATTATAGGACTGCGCAGTTTGGTTCTTTGGTTTTTGATAGAGCCGTGCTTGACTTTAAGCCAGATATTGTTTTCTCATTCAGAGATTTTTGGCACGATGAGTGGATTACAAAATCTCCGTCTAGATATTTATTCAACTACGTATGGTCTGCATGTGTTGATTCGGAGCCACCAAAGTTAGAGTGGATAGGCGTTTATTCTAGCGTAGATATGATGTCTTCATATACAAATTGGGGCCTTTCTGTTCTAAAGGAATACTCTGGAAGAAAAATTAGAACAGCAAATGTAAACACAATGCCAGGTGTAGATAGGGATATATTTAAAAAATCTGACAAAAGCTTAGCTAGAATGAAGCTAGGTCTAAAAGATGATATAAACATCGTTTTGACTGTAATGAGAAATCAACCTAGAAAGCTTTTTCCAGACTTGATGTACGCATTTTCAAAGGCCTTAGACGATTGGAAAAATGCAGGTAGAGATGATATAGCTGAGAAGACTTATCTGTATCTCCATACTAGTTACCCAGATGTTGGCTTTGATATCGGAAAAGACATTATAAAGTATAAGCTTGGATCAAAGGTTGTTATGACTTACTGCTGTGAATACTGTAAGTCATTCTTTGCTTCATTCTTTAATGGAGAGGTCTGTACTTGTAATAACTGCGGAAACTTCACTGCTCACGCTCCAAATACCGTTTTAGGTTTATCTAGACAAGATTTAGCTACAATATATAATTGCGCCGATCTTTACTGTCAACTCAGTGTGGCTGGCGCCTTAGAGATCCCTCTAATAGAAGCTAAGGCTTGTGGCGTACCTACTATCTCTACAGAGTACGCTGCAATGAAGGAAGTAAGCTCTTTAGGCGGATCTTATGCTGAAGTCCCAGTCGCTTATTGGAGAGAGGAGTCTACCAATGAAACTGGTCAAATACGAGCAATGCCAGATCCAGATTATTGTGGAGAAAAGATATTTTCTTTCTTCCAAGAGTCTTCGGAGTTTAGAGATTATATCTCAAATGAAGCTTTAAAAACCGTAAATACCTACCATAAAAATCATACAACTTATGAAAAATGGGATCATATTTTTGAATCAATGCCAAAACTACCAGATGCTAGATGGTATTTGGAGCCAAATATTATCGATACATCTAGAATTGAAATTGATTCTATAAACAACGATGAAGATTTTATTGATTATTTAATAATGAATTTTTCACCACCAAAATCTTCTCTTAAGTCATTTGCTGGAAGAAAAGAGTTTCACACAATGCTAAAAAGCAAAGTAAAGAACTCACAAGAAAGATTTTCTAGAAATGATATAGCTGATATGATTAAAGGTATTGCTAATCAATTCAATATATTTGAACAATACAGATATAAAATTTGTAATAATATCTTAGAGCAACCAAAGAGGTTTGAAATAGTATGAAAATAGCCTATATATCCGTATATAAAGACGGCACTGGTTATGGTAATGCCGCATTATCTATGATAGAGTCGATAAGTAAGGCTGGACATGATGTTGTTCCAATCTGGATAACTTTAAATAAGACTCCATTTAAAAATAGTGATTTTGTTTCTAAATTGGAGAATAATAATTTAGACGATTGTGATATCGTAATACAACAATGTTTACCAGATATGTTTGTTAGAATATCTGGAGTAAAAAACATAGGCTATTTCTTCTGGGAAACTGATAGTTTTAATTCTTCTGGATGGAAATCTGGATGCGAGTTGATGGACGAGATTTGGGTCACAACTGAAGAACAGTTTTTAGCTTGTGTCAATTCAGGTGTTAGTAAATCAAAAATCAAAATAGTAGACCAGCCAAAGGAAAAACCAAAAACAAGCAACTATTTGTTTGATCTTGGAAAAGAAGTTAAAAATACATATAAATTTTATACAGTATCTGATTACTCAAATAAAAAGAATGTAAACGCACTTATACATGGGTTCCTTACAGAATTTTCTGTTCACGATAATGTTTCTTTAGTTATAAAGAGCTATGTCAGCGGTAAAAGTAAATCAGAATCATCCGCTTACATAAAAAACGTAGTATCTGAGCTTAAAAAGCAAATAGGTAAGCGCGAGCAACTTTATCCCAAAATAGTTTTGATAACTGAAATGCTTTCTGATGACGATCTTTGTAGTCTAGAAGATACTTGTGATTGTTTTGTGTCTATGTCTAGAGGTGAAGGGGAAGGCTTACCGCTTTGCTCTGCTGCCATGCGAGGTAAGCCAGTGATAGCTCCCAAAATATCTGGAATAAAGAAAAACTTTTTATATCAAGACATTTTAATATCTTCATTCACTCCTAAAAAGGTTTTTGGAATGAATTCGGATCCTTACTACAATTGGCAAGAAAACTGGCTAGACCCATCTACAACCGAACTATGTGAAAAAATGAGGTTTGTTTTAGACAATCCTGAATTAGTTAAAAACATAGTTGAAGAAAATAGAAAATTTCTAGAGGACAATTTTAGCATAGAAGCTTGTGCTAAAAAAATGGAGGCCTTGATATGAATCCAGTATTGTTTGTTTCAAATAAAATAAATAGAAAATCTAAAGAGAAATACGATATATTAACATTCTCTACACACGAAGCTTATCAAGAGGCGATGGCTAGAACTGGCCATAACTTCTTCTTGCTTGAGATGCCAGGATCTAAGAAATGGAATGAAGAGTTTAGAAAGCTTCCTAAGAACTGCGTTATAGTTACCGATTTCGAAAAGATACCATCCTCGATAGATTTTATAATCTCACAAGAGAGATATTCTCAAATACAAAACTCAAAAAACCTAGCCAATGCTCTTAGACTTCCTTTGATACATATAGATCATGTTGAGCCTATTAATAATCCAGCCTTGCTAGAGACGATTAATATAAAAGCAGATTTAAATGTCTGTATAACAGAACACAACAAAGAAAGCTGGAAAAACAAAGACGCTATAGTCATAAATCACGGAATAGATACTAATGTCTTTTCTGGCTGGAAACCAAATGGTAGCAAAGAGGTTGTGTACACCGTAAATTATCTAAGAGATAGAGATTTCTTTTGTGGTCATTTTGAATGGGAATATGTTAAAAACAAAGCAACGTCTATAGATCCAAAAATCAAATTTACTCTTATTGGAGATAATCCTGGGATAAGCAGGCCTATATCAGATCCAAATAAAATTGCAGAAAAAATTAAAAATTCTGCCTGCTATATAAACACCTCAAAATTTTCTCCTGTCCCAATGTCTCTTCTTGAGGCTATGTCTTGTGGGGCGCCTATAGTTTCGACTAGATATCAAGAGGTTGCTAAGATATTAAATGAGGAAAACTCTGTTTCATCGAATGACTTAGATGTTTTGGCTGAAGCGGTTGTTAAAATTTGCAATAATGAGGAAGGATTTGAAAGCATTGGCTCAAACGCTAGAAGGTTTATTGAATCCAACTATTCTATGGAAACTTTTATTCATAATTGGAACTCAATATTTAATAAGGCCTATAATCAAAGACTAGGAACTGTAAATGAAATATTTCATATCAAATAAAGAATCAGAACATTTAAACTTTACAAAATTAACCGAGCAGGAATTTTTAGAAACAGTCGATACAGCAATAGATGAATTCTATATATATCCTGGAACTTTTGAAACTTCTGAGGCGCCAGAGGCGCTGCTTGCAAAAATTAAAATGCACTGTAAAAAAGACTCCAAAATAACAATTGGTTTTATAAATATTTATCAAGTTTTTGTAAATGTTGCAAATCATAAAATAGACCTAGGTATAGGTCACGCTACCTGTAAGTCGATAAAAAACGCATTTAATGTTCAAGCGGCTAGCAATTTCATTTTATCGTCTGGATTAGATATTTCTAAGGTCTACTTAGAAGATGGTTGCTCAATAATAAAGGTTGAATGCAATGTTAAATCCTGAAGTTTCTGTAGTGATAACTACATATAATGAAGAGAATTTTATAGAAAAAGCTATCAAAAGTGTTTTGAACCAAACGCTGCCAAAAAACATGTATGAATTGATAGTTATAGACGACGGTGGCGTAGATTCAACTCAGGACATTATTTCTAATCTTCAGTCAAAAACAGACTTTGAAATAAAGTATACAAAGAAAAATAATGGCGGAACGGCTTCTGCTAGAAATCTTGGTGTGAGCAAATCTTCTGCACCATTCATATCTTTCTTAGATGGAGATGATTTTTATGATCCAAGAAAACTTGAAGAATCTTTAAAGTTTATGCGAAAAGGTGATAGCGTTGGTATTGTTTATAGCGACTATATAGAACGTTATCCAGACAGAGCGCAACTAAGATTAAAGATGAATTTTGATAGAGAGCTTCTATTCAAAGAATGTATTGTATCAACCAATTCGATGGTTAGAAGAAGTGCTATTGAAAGAGTTGGCGGCTTTGATGAATCTTTTAGATATATAGAAGATTACGATCTTTGGTGCAGAATAATCCTATCTGGCTACTTTGCGCTAAGAGTTCCAATTCCATTATTTACATACAATAACCACAAAGCAAGTAAAACTAATTCAACGAATGTAGAAAAGATAAATCCAGAATGGGAAACTATATATGGAAGGATCAAAAAAAATGAGTGGAAAATATAACCAGGATCCGATAAAAGAAACGTTTTTATTAGGAACTAGATTCCCAAATAGAAAATCAATTGCTATATGCATGGATTCGGTTAGGAGTCAAGAGTACTACGAAATAGTAAGCGCTCTATACAAGAAGAATACATATGATTACGATTATATGATATTTACATCTGATAATAATTCACCAGCTCTTGTGAATCCTTGCGCTTTATATTATTACAATTATATAGAGCACTATAGAGGTGATGCTTTAGCGTTGACAATAAGATCTGCTATAAATCTAATGCAGTCTGGATGCATTTTAAATAAAAAGGTTTGGTATATTTCAGACATAACTGGAATGAAAGAGATATCAAAATCTCTTCCAGCTATTTGCGATTTTTTTGATGAGATTGTTTTTGTAAATGAGCATATAAGAACAATTTTCCTTTCATTTTTCCCATTTTTAAATGAGTCTAAAACCTCGACCGACGAACTAGATATAATGCTTTTGGAGAAACGCTTCACATGAAGAAAGAAGAAATTATAAACGCAATTGTAGAAAACAGTGATATGCTTTTGGATGATCTTAAGACTAAGAAGGTTTCTGAGCTTAAGGAAATTTATTCAGAAGTAACTAAGAACATAAAACCAATTATTTGCGGAGTTTCAGAAACAGATCCGGGTTGGTCAGACTATGTTATGTCTAACTTTTCTGAAAACGAATTAAAAGATGGGATGCCTACTTGCGATGGGCTTAGAAGAGTTTTTAAGAAACTTGTTGGTCAAATAATAAGCTGCTATATGGATGTGATAAAGGCTCCAACGCTTTCAGACCCGACAGCTACCGTGTCTTGCAGTTTAACTTTTCAAAGATTCGGAAGCTCAAAGTCGTGTTCTATTGGAGATGTGTTTGATGTTAATCCAGACAATACTCCTTGGCCCTATTGTAAGGCTAGCACCGCAACAGCGGCTACTAAAGCTGAAGCTAGAGCATTAAGAAAGGCGCTTGGATTAGTTAAGGTTTATTCCGCAGAAGAAATACAGGAAGGTATGGATGTTAACGACATATCAATGTCTTCATCTGACGGAAACAAAAATATCTCAGATAGCGCTAAGATAGCAATAAATACTATGTCAAATAGACTTGGTATAAAGCCTGTAAAACTCTTTGCTGTTATGGGGATAGATAAGCAAGACGTTTCGACATTGACGTATTCAGAGGGCCATGCTGTGCTTTCTAAGCTAAACGCCTTCACCAGAGGAGAGGCTAACGGCGGAGAATCTATACCACAAGAAATCAAGTCATCGGAGATCATAATCTAATGGAGCCTAAGAAATATAATCCGTCATATAAAATATATAAGCCAAATCAAAAAGAATTTGCAAAGGGTTCTGCCACTTCGTGGGAGTATAATCCTACAACAAAAAATTTCTTTCTGACAATTGCCAAGCAGCTAGAGTCTAAAGATCAAAATGGAAACGCTGTTTTTGATTGGAAAGAAAACCATGAAACGGTAAAACTAGACTTGGAAGAGCTTGCAGAGATAGCCTTGGTGCTTTCTGACAAAAAGGACCATTTAGGAAATAGCGATGGTCAGACTCAAAAAGGTAAGGGTCTTTTTCATCAGACCAAGGACGGTAATACAATAGTAAAGCTGTATAGAATTGATAGTGCGGATCCAACATACGGCTTAGAAATAAGCTCTAAAAAGTCATCCAATCAATTTTGGTGCGGGCAAAGAATAACTCTAGCCGAAGCTAGAGTATTATTCATAATGTGTAGTAAAGCTATAGAAGATAAGATTTTTTAATCGTCTTCCATTTCTAACTCTTCAGTTTCGTCTTCCATCTCTAATTCTTCAGTATCAACAGAATCTAGGATCTCGTATCCTGGATTTTGTTTTTCTGACTTAATATAGTTTGCAGCATCAACAATGTAGTCTGAAGCTAGTGTTATTTTTGATTGAACATGCTCTGGTAGATCTTCATTATCTGAGAGAAGGTCGTGCAACTCTTGCGCGTTTCTTATAATTGTTTTTAGGTCAGATTTTGCCATTCCCCCCTCTTCGCCGTATTCACCACTATCTTTTTGAGGATTCATCATTGGCATTTCTACATCTTCATGCTCAGTGGCCTTTAAGAAATATTTTATAAAATTTGGTTTCATTAGTCAACCCTCTTTATTCCGCAATTAAGCGATAGCGAATTGTCTGCGTCTTTAATTGGATCTCTAGGTAATCCGTCACCTCCAGCGCATCTATTTCGCGCTAGTTTAAGTTGTTTGCAAAGTTTTGTAAGTTCTCTTCTTACTTTCTCACCACTACTATTTCCATCGCAGAACTCCTTAACTATTTTCTTTAGTCCCTTCCAATACTCTTCATGAATTCTGCAGTAGCATTTCATATCGGTTATTGTCATACCAGGATAACATCCGACATTGCCTTGTTCTGTGTGATAGCATAGAGACCTTACTTCTGGACATCTATATGTACCCCAGCCAACAACTAGACCCCTGAGTAGCTTGGCTGTTGGATGATCTGCATTACTTCCAACCATTAATGTGTCTAAACATGCGGTAACATCAGAAGCTTCTCGTTCGCAATCTGTTGGTATATTTATTGGAGAAGCTGGGCACGGAACTGGTCCGCCTCCACCACCACCGCCACTAGAGCCAGTGTCAATAATGCTTCCGTTGGGATCAACGGTAATTTCTTCTGATTCTATCGATGGTTTAGGCTTTGTGCCTCCTGGATATGAGTCATAACACGTATCTTCACAAGAAAGATTTGGATAAAAAGTACAAACCCAGTTAAAATATGGGTAATCTCCACAGGCTAATCCTTCTGAATAACCGCAGTGTTTGACTTCGCCAGTTTTCGGATCTCTACAACAACAAGCTCCGTATTCTACACCAGCTGAAACGGTTCTGAGCTTAGCTAAAATTTTTGATAGTTTTTTCATTTTATCCCTTAATCACATGATTAATAAAAGTAACGCCTATAGATATAAATACCGCTATTATGGCTGATCCAAAGTACATTTTAGTCCTTAGAACAGCCAGCTCCTCCTTTATCGAGGATAGGTCAGCCTCTATCCTAGACAATCTATCATTACTTCTAGTCAGTTCTGCGAGAATTAGTTTTTTATACTCAAGCCAACCATTATCTTCTGACATATTTACCTACAGATACTCTATAATACACGCGAGTATTATAAAAGGCGCAACGTTTATGTCTGTTGGCTCTATGCACATGCCAATATGCCAATCGTGTTGATTTGATGGTATTCCTGTAGATCCTACCGCTGCATAAGCCCCGCTAGGGCCGGGGTTTCTAGTTAAATTTAACGAGTTTTTAGATAGATGGTAAAAGCTAGTCCAAT